AGAAACATAAAAAAGAAAAATTGCTTAATATATCATTAGGAATAATTATTGTTTTAATCATATTAATTGCCGGACATATAGAATATAGATATTCAGTACATGAAGATAAGTATTCTAATTTAACAAAACAAGAACAACACGAAATGTATTTGCAACATATAAAAGATAAATAAAAATTACGAAAATGCGGGAGGATGTAAATAAAAACATCCTTCTTTTATTTACAAAAAATAATTAGTATATTATAATGATACTAATAATAAGGAGGTGTATATATGGCAGATTTATCTAAGCTAATGTATAAATTACAATTAGCATTAAAGCAAAAAGGGGTACTGGTGTATATAAACACATATCAATTTTATTCTGAGGAGCAAGATAGATTCATTAAAATGTATAAATTAGTTCATAATAAAAAAGAACTAATAAATACAGCTTCTCAAATAAAAGCAACAAGTGAATTGAATAGATTATGGCAGGAGGTAAAAAATGAGAAAAGAGACTGATAAAGAAAAGGAATGTAAAAAGCATCTTAATCCAAGACAAATTTTATTCGTACAAGAATATATGAAAACGAATAACGTGACACAATCATCTATTAGTGCAGGATATATGCCTAAAGGAGCATATGCACAAGGTTCACGCTTGTTAAAAGATGTAAGAATACAGAATTACATCGAAGCAATAAGGGAAAGATTGGATGATGCAAAGATTGCTGATATCCAAGAAGTAATGGAATATCTCACATCAGTCATGCGTGGGGAGAAGAAAGACCAATTTGATTTAGAAGCAGCATTGAGTGAAAGAACAAAAGCAGCGAGTGAGTTGGCTAAGAGGTTAGATGTAAGAGCAAAGAATATCAATGTAGAATGTGCAGTTAATATTATAGACGATATTCCGGATGATGCTGAGATTGAGGATGATTTAGATGAAGAAAGTAATTAAGGGTAGACAACTTTCAAAGTGCATTGGAAAAGCATTCTATGGTGTTCATAAAGATATACAAGCTGGAAAGCATACTTATTATGATTTGACTGGCGGACGTGGTTCATTAAAATCTTCTTGTGTGTCTGTAGAGATAATCTATAATATGATGAAAAAGGAAAATAAAAATAAACACGCTGTCATCTATAGAAAAGTAGGAGATACACTTGAAACATCAGTATTTGCTCAGATTGAATGGGCTATTGATATTTTAGGCGTTTCTCGTTTATGGAAATTGACTAAATCCCCAATGAGAGCCGAATATCTTCCAACTGGACAAAAGATTATATTCAAGGGATTGGATAAAGCGGCTAAATCAAAATCAATCAAAGTACCATTTGGATATATAGGTTATCTTTGGTTTGAGGAGTTTGATGAATTTTCTGGTGAAGAAGAGATACGTAAAGTACAACAATCTGTCATTCGTGGTGGAAATGATTTCGTGGTATTCAAATCAATGAATCCACCTAAATCAAGACAGAACTGGGCAAATGACTATATAGAAAAAGAGAAATTGAGAAAAGATACACTTGTATCTCAAACAACTTATCTAACATCACCGAAAGAATGGCTGGGACAACAGTTTATAGATGATGCTGAATGGCTTAAAATGGTGAATCCAAAAGCATATGAATATGAGTATTTAGGCATTCCTATAGGAAATGGTACGGAAGTATTCGATAATCTTGAAATAAGACAAATAACAGATGAAGAAATAGCAAGATTTGATAGATTATATAGAGGAGTTGATTGGGGCTGGTTTCCAGATCCATTCCATTATGGATGTATGCATTATGATGCCGCAAGAATGATATTGTATATTTTCGAAGAATTCAGGACAAACAAAATGAGAAATAGTGAAACAGGAAAAATCCTCAAAGATAAATTCAATCTTGGAAGATATGATGTAGTGACTTGTGATAGTGCTGAGAATAAGTCCATAGCAGATTATAGAAGTTATGGCATCAATGCAAGAGGAGCAGATAAAGGTCCGGATAGTGTAAGATATGGAATGAAGTGGTTACAATCACTTATCAAGATTGTTATAGACCCAGTAAGATGCCCGGAAACTGCTAAAGAATTTAAGAAATACGAGTATGAATTGACAAAAGACGGTGAACCAACATCTGTATACCCGGATGCTAATAACCATAGCATAGATATGACAAGATATGCAATGGAGCGTGTTTGGAAACGAAAAGGAAAATAATTTGATTTGTAATTTTATTTGTAATGTTGTATTATAAAAAGACATGGGGAGGTGAAATGCCTAATGAGTGTTACTCGATTGACAAAAGATCAATTCATTCCTTTTTTGGATATAAATAAAGATAAAACATTTGAAAATTCAAATTGGATCAGAATTGATTATTCAACCATTTTTGAATTAACAATAAACGAGACAGAAGAAGATATACATTATATCTGCTTCGAAAATCCAATAACGGTTGTCACTTCCAATAAGCCGGAACTTCCACAGGAGATAGCATTATACGAAGGAAATCCTATGTATGATTTTATGTTTGACCAATTATATAATCTTCCTATAGGAGAAGATTGTAAAGTTCCTTTTATATTGGCATTTGGAGGTTCTGAAAAACGTGCTTGGCGTGGTATATGCACGATATCAGGAAAGACATTGAATACAATTGACGGCAGAATATCTTTCAGCATGAAAATTGGAGGAGAAATAACCAAAGGATTTTATAAGATTACTGATGGAAAAGTAGTCTTTAGTACACAAAACACACCAGAACCTAGTCAATCTTGTGGTACAATAGCTGAAATATCGGTCGGTGAAGATGATACAAATTTGCTTTATAATACAATAAGAGAAATTGGAATATCTCCAATTTCTGTATTATACTATATGAATGATAAGGTAAATGCATCAGGAAATGTTATAGATTCAATTAAAATAAAATGTTTGAAGAACAAAGAAACTTTGAAAACTTACACGAGTGTAGATTGGAGTTGATTATATGAAAGAAATAAATGTTGCTCTTGGAAAATTAAAAACACACACAGAAAAATTGACCCTGATAAAAAATGATCCGGAAGGACAAAAGGATGTATGGTTAGAAATTTTTGGATTATCTGCGGCGGATGGATTTACAGTTGAAGTTGGAATCTATAAAGACGCTTCCAAACAATTTCATTACTGGGAAATTTGTCATAAAGGAAGAGTTTTCATACATTTAATACCTTGGCAACGCACTGATGATTATGTGTTGTCTGAGATGCGAGTTTATATCGGCGCAAATATGGTTGATTGGTACGGTGATAATAATGTTTTTGACTTGCAAATATTTATTTTCGATAATAATTTACTTGTTGCATATGTTCACGGATCGACAATGTCAGTTGGATTTAATAACGGTATGGTTATTATTCCCCCAAACGATGCAGCATTAGAATTTGGACAAATACGTTATGATATGTATTCCGCCGGAATTGCGTCAGGAAATGAAGCCGGTGTTTTGGGTGCTTTAAATTTTCACGGAGGTATAGATACAGTAAGTACAGCACTTACAGAAACATTATATGAATATTTTCAAGATGCGGTAATGGCTTCTCCTAATACACCGGGAAGAAAAACTAGGGACAATGGAATTCTTGTACTAAGAGATTTTTCGTTATGCGGTTCTGATTTTGTGCCGCACGTAGTAGAAAATATGTGGATGATATGTTCAATGCCAACAGCATTGTTGACGCAACGGTTTATTAAACTAAATGGTACTAAGCATATGATTATTAGATCAAAAAAAGATAATGAACAATCGTGGTTTCTACTTGCTAATACTGGTGAGGAGTATACAGGAAGCAATGAAGAAAATAGTTGGTAGACTAATTAAGAAAAAAAAAACAACAGTAATAATATCGTGATTTAGAAAGACTAAAAAGTCAAGGAGGAGGCGAAATCATGAAAGCAAATATATTGGGTACTACTTATAGTATTAAACGAAAGAACTTGAAAAATTCAAATACAGATGGTTGGTGTGACAATACAAGTAAGACAATCGTTATAAGAAAAGACAACTATAACAATGTTGGAAATTTTGAATATCTAATGAAGAAACAATTAAGACATGAAATTATACACGCTTACCTTTCGGAAAGCGGTTTGCAATCAAATTTTGAAAGTTGCACACAATGGGGACACAACGAAACGATGGTAGATTGGATAGCGATACAATTTCCAAAAATATACAAAACATACGAAGAATTAAATATTTTGAACTAATTGAAAGGAGATTAAAAATGGCACAAAGAGTAGTAATACCTGGATTTAGAAAGATTGAAACAAGTGGAGGCGGAGAAGGGACAGGTAATTATAATGACTTGCAAAATAAGCCATCTATAAACAATGTTCCTTTGGTAGGAAATCTAAAGACAGTAGATTTGAAACTGACAGACCCAACATTGACAGAAGAAGGAGTTCCAGCAGAAGCAAAAACAGTAGGAGAAAAGTTAGAAAAACAATCTACTTCTTTAACTGAATTATCAGAACAATTAGGAAGTCATACAGTAAAAAGTGATGTACCAGAAAATGCAGTATTTACTGATACAGTATATGATGATACAGAAATAAAAGAAAGCCTTTCAGAACAATCCTCAGAAATGATGGATATTAAAATGCTGGGATGGAGTGTACCTAAAGAATGTCCTATACAGAATGAAGTAAATGAAAATCAGTTTATACAGAAAGTTGGTAGAGTTGATTTAGGAAGTTTAGACTATGGAGAACAGGTGGCTTATGGTGCTTCCACCTGTGCCCTACAAAATAAAATTAAAGTTCATTTAGATACAGAAACAGCTTCGAATATATATTGTAGAAATTATTTGACAGTATCTTGGAATAAGTTAACTAGCCAAGGCAAAGTAGATACCAACTATATAGCTAGTAGTGGAGACGGAGCAATAGGTTTCAACACGACACGTTCCGCTGAACAATTTAAGGAAGCAATGCAAGGTAAATATCTTTATCATGAACTGGCAACTCCTATTAATACCACGATTGATGGAAACGAAAAAGTGATAAAAATTACAGATGATGTAGCATCTTTGTTGAAAAGAATTGAAGCATTAGAGGCACTTACACCTAAAACAGCCACAGATACAACGGTAACTGAATAATATAAGGAGAAATAAGTCATGATTAAAAAATTATTGAATTTAATCTATGAAGCCATCGGCAAAATGATTGGGTATAAATCAATTACCGATGCTTTTGAAATTGATGATAATGGCATATCAGATGAAATGTCGAATGCTTTGGATGTTTGGAAATCTATGTATAAAGATGAAAGTCCTTGGCTTGACGATGTTAAAGGTGTTTACTCTTTAGGATTGCCTAAGCAAATATGCCAATCTTTGCAACAGCAGACACTTTCTGAGATGGAGTCATCTATCACAGAACCCGGAGTGGAAGATGCTATAGAACAAGATAAAAATGATATTATTGACACAAGAGCTAAATTCCTAAATGATACTTACCAAAAAAGGCTTGTTAAAAATTTACCTCAATCTTTTGAAAAAGCATTGGCTCTCGGTGGAATGATTATAAAGCCATACATGAGCAATGGACAGTTATATCTTGATTTTAACCAACAAGGAGAATTTTATCCTATAGCTTTTGACGATGATGGAAATATCATTGATGTTGCCTTTTTTGACCAGTTCACTGCTGGAAAATATGTCTATACAAAAGTAGAGAGACAGACATTCTCTTTTGATAAGAAAATGGTAGTGGTGGAAAACAAAGCATTCAAAGCACAGTTACGTACACCAGATGATGAAGTAGAACAGGAACTTGGACAAGAAATACCTTTATCATCCATTGACCGGTGGAACGGAATTAGCGAAGAACCAGTAACGATTGAGAACACAGAAAAGCCATTGTATGGATATTTCAAAGTTCCCCTTGCTAATAATGTCGATATGAAATCACCGCTTGGAATTTCAATTTTCAGTCCTGCGGCAAAATTGATTAAAAAAGCTGATGAACAATTTAGCAGACTTGATTGGGAATACAAAGGCGGACAATTAGCCATTGATGTTGACCCAACAGCAGTAACATATAGTGAAGGTTACTATGGCACAAAGACTAATTTGGATGATTTGCAAGACAGATTATATCGTAGATTAGATACAGGTTCTGACGAAACCTATCATGAATGGGCTCCTTCTTTGCGAGATGCGAATTATATAAATGGCCTCAATGTTTATACAAATAAGATTGAAGATATGATAGGACTAGCAAGAGGAACATTGTCCCAAGTAGAATTAGACGCAAGAACAGCTACTGAAATCAAACTTGTTAAGCAAAGAACCTATATCACGGTTTCCGATTTACAGAAAGCTTTAGACCAATGTTTGGTAGATGTTGTATATGCAATGAATGTTTTTACAGAGTTGTATAATCTAGCACCGGCAGGAGATTACGATACAAATATAGATTGGAAAGACAGCATTTTGACGGATACAGATACAGAATTGGAGCATAAATTGACACTTCAAACTGCAGGTATTTTAAGCAAGGCTGAAGTTCGTTCCTGGTATACTGGTGAATCTGTAGAAGCCGCACAGTTAGAGATTGATAAAATGCAGGAACAAGCACAGCAAAACATGATGAATGACTTGTTTAATACGTCGGATACTAATGACAATTCTTTAGAATCAAATCCTACAGATAAACAAGACACATTAAATCAGAATAATCAATCTAATAATGAGGAGTGATGTTAAGTGGCTTTATCAAAGGATGAATTAACCAACATTGCTTTTAGAATTGCTGATAGATTCGAAAAAGTTAATCTCTTTTATCTGTCCAAAATGGCGGAACAGATAAAAGAGATTGGTAAATTAGATAAAGACAATATGCACAGATTAGAGCAAATGGCTAAAATGGGTAATAACATTGAGGAAATAAATCTATACCTTTCAAAGCAATCCGGATTAGCCTTGCAAGATATTTACAAACTCTATGATAAAAGTGCTGGTGAGATATACAAGGATGTTGCGTATCTATATACGCATAAAGGAATTACTCAACCTGCTTTTTCTAAAAATACTGCAATACAGAATTATATCAGTTCAGTCAGAAATTTAACTGCTGGCACATTTGCAAACATGGCAAATACAACTAGCATTGCCCAAGATTATAAAGATGCTATTGATTTAGCAATAGATACAGTGGCTACAGGAAGGGACGGATATCAAGATGCTTTAGAAAGGATTGTTCTCGATAAAGCAACACAAGGAGCAAGGGTCCAATATTCAAGCGGACGAACAAGAAGATTAGATAGTGCGGCGAGGATGAACATTTTAGAAGGAGTTCGTCAAGTCAACTATGGTGTACGATTAGAAGCAGGAAAACAATATGGAGCAGATGGTGTGGAACTCGATGCTCATGGATTATGTGCAGAAGACCATTTACCATATCAAGGAAGGCAATATAGTCTTTCCAAATACAATTCAATAAATGCAAGATTAAAAAGACATTTTGGAACTTGCAATTGCCAACATGGAATATCCTATATAATTCTTGGTGTATCACCTCCAACATATGATGATAAAGAATTGCAAAGCATAAAAGACTATTCAAACGAAAAAATAAAAATAGGTGATAAAGAAATAACAAGGTATGAAGCAAGTCAAGTAATGAGAAATCTTGAAACCAAAATGAGATACAAACAAGAACAGATTATAGCATTACAAAAAGCAGGAAAAGACGTAGAAAAACAGAAAAAACAATTAAAGAACTTGAAGCAATCTTATGGATATACATCAAAACAGGCAAATCTTCGTAGGCAAAGGAACAGAGCAAAGGTTCCAGGTTATGATTTATAGTTATCAACAAGTTATCCACATTAAATTGTGGATAACTTTTGTTTTGTTTATGAGTTATTCACAATTTTAACATTTTGCTTGTTGATAACTTGACTTATAAACAAGTTATACACAGAATTATCCACAAAAACACTTTACAAATGTTGATAAGTTGTGTATAATAAAAAATGTAGATAATCCAAAACCCGGAAAGCGGGTTAAAAACATCATTTTAGATTATAAAGGAGTGCAAAAACATGAAGAATATCTATGAGATTCTTAAATCTTTCGAACTTACAGTTCCGGAAGATAAGAAGGAAGATTTTGATAAAGCCTTAAATGAAAATTATAAGACTATATCAGAAGTGGTTAAAATTCAAAACAAGTTGGAAAAGGCTGAGGGTGAGAGAGATACTTATAAGACTAAGTATGACACAGACATCAAGCAGAGAGATGCTGATATTAAAGACCTTCAAGGAAAGTTGAAAGACGCAGGGACAGATACTACGAAGTTAGCTGACTTGCAGAAAGAACTTTCGGAATTGCAGGACACCTACAACACAGAAAAGTCCAATTACGAAAAGCAATTGAGTCATCAGGCTTATGAATTTGCAATCAAAGAAAAAGTTGCAGAGTTGAAATTTTCCTCTAATTCAGCGAAAAAAGCTTTTATAGCAGATGCGTTGAAAGAGGAAATGAAAATGAAAGATGGACAGTTGCAAGGATTTGATGACTTCCTGGAATCTTATAAGAAGACGGATGCTGATGCATTTCTAAAAGAGGATACAGAGAGTTCTGGCGGGGATGAACCACCTAAACCGCAGTTTAGTGGAAAATCCTCTGGAACAGAAACACAGCCGAAAGGTGACCCAGAGAAGCCTTCGGTGACATTTTGGTAAAAAGGAGAGATTAAAAAATGGCAAGACCTGAAACAACAAGACTTGATTCTTTGAACGTATTGCTTGACGGTAGTGAATCTGGAAAGATGCTCTTGAAAGAAGCATATGATGGCGTTATTGAGAACGTCCAGAAAGGCACAGTTTCATCTAAAATCAAGAATACAGATTTGAGTGGCGATCCAACAGCCGGCACAGTAGAAGCTAAACGATTTGTGAATGCAAGTTCGCAGCCATACGGAACTGCTCGTACAGCGGCTAAAGGAACAGCAGTCAAAGGAAAGACCGTTACCGTGCCTATTAACGTGGACAGAGAGTTTGTAGAGGAGATTGAAGAGAAAGATATCCGCTTGCTTGGTGTAGACGGATTGGTGGCTAAGCGTTCTGCAAATCATGCACAACGAATGGTAGCAGAACTTGATACTGCATTCTTTGCAGAGGGTAAAAATTCCGGAACACAGTTCAAACCGGCAAAAGCTGTCACAGATATTAAGGATATTGTTGAATCCGCAATTCTACAGCTTGAGAAGTTGAAGAATAACTACATTGACGGATTAGACCGTTCAATGCTTTCTATCACATTTGACCCGGATACTTATTCGGCAATGAGAATGTATCTTGATACAGTAGTGAATACTAATGTAGATACAACCTCAGAAGAGTTCAATATGTATCATGGAGTTAAATGCTATAATTCAAACAGACTGCCGTCCGGAGTTAAGTTTGAGATTATGATGGATGAGTCCATTGCACAGCCAATCACATCCAAACCATATTCCGCTGAACGTATTCCGTTGAGTGAGGCTGTAGCGGTAGAAATGTTCTTCTATTATGGAACAAAAGCAGTAACTCCTGATACCATTTTCTGGTATGACGGAACACACGCAGAAGTCTAATCGGATAAGGAGGATCTATAATGGAGATTAAGATGCCCGATGGTGCAGTTTTAGTCACAGAAAATCCCGAAGTCATTGATTCGTATATCAACATGATGGGCGGGGAAGAAGTGACAAAAAAGCAAACAAAAAAGTCAGCAACTAAGGTTGCCTCCGCCTCAGAAGCTGAGTAAAGAAAGGAGATGCATCTTGTGAGTTATTTAACATTTGAGGAATATCAAGCGTTAGGTGGGAAGTGCACACAAGATGCATTTCTTACTTTGCAGTTTGACACTGAATCTAAAATGGACTATATCACAAGCGGAAGATTAGCTAAGCTGATTGAAGAGCTTGGAACAGTACCAAAAGAGGTTCAGATGTTGGAGGTTAAGTTAGTCAATATAGAGAATAATTCTAAGATGGAACGAGATGATAATACCACATCTTATAGCAATGGAATTGAATCTTTCGGTTATGGTGATACATCTAACAAGAGTTTAGACGCAAGCCTAACTGAAAGATTCAAAGATATTATGATGGAGTACTTGTATCCAAAATATCCGGAATTATTCTATCGAGGGAGGTGGGTGAATCGTGCAAGGTACAATAACCCTTCTCAATCGACTTAAAAGAAAAGATTCTGTAACCAATACTGATGTTTGGTATAAATCAGTTATAGAAAATTGCGTTTATAAAAAAGACAGAATTTCCAATATAAGTGGAACAGTTGTCTCAATGGGTCAACAATTCACCATACTTATACCATTCACAGATAAATATGCTCCTTATAAAAAGTGGAAATCATTAGAAGATAAGACAGGTTATTATACTTTGTCAAATCAAGATGTGATTATACTTGATATAGTGGAAGAAAATGTAACTGCACAAAATATCATACAAGTAAAGAACGATTATGAACCAAATACTTGTGAGATACGAAGTATTGAGCAGGTTGATAAAAAATTGTCCGTTCAATTCGAATTTCGGGTAGGTGGTGTATAGTGAGTGTTAAGGTGGAAATGAATCCTTTAATAAAAATCGTTAATCATATATTAAATGATGATATTGGAAGATTTACCGCAGAAACATGGGCAAAGATTTTCGAAAAATATACACCAAAAGACACTGGAACATTAAGTCAATCTTATGTCACAGAGCCTTGGAAAGTGACGTATGAACAAGTATACTCACATTATCAATGGGAAGGCGTTAGTGATAAAGGAAATCCTTTGAACTATAGCAAAGAAAAGAACTTTCTTGCACAGAGCCATTGGGAAGAAGCAGCATTTAGGGATAAGAAAGATGTAGTTGCAAGAGCAATCACAGAATATATCAAAAGGAGAGGATAATCAAAATGAAAGTGAATATATATGATAGAATTTCACAATGGTTATTAGATTGTCCGGAAATGGGTGGTTATTCTTACTTCAATGTTATACCTATTGACGCAGGTTCCTCTTCCGTTAATTCCAATTCAAGTAGTATTGTCTTAAATGAATATGTGGATGGGGCAAAAGAAGTTAGATTGATGTTTAATATCAATCTAGTAAGAGAATATGATAATGGCGGAACAAGTGATTTGAACTTAGATGCTATTGCAGAATTTGATAAGGTTATTGAATTTATTGAAACGAAAAACAACAACAATGAGTATCCAGATTTAGGGGATAATTATGTTGTGAATGAAATAGGTGCCACATATAAGGCACCTGAAGTATATGTAACACCGGATAATCCATCAATCGCAAGATATGAGGGTCAATTTTATATAGAATATTTAGAAAAGAAAAGGAGTGAAATATAATGTCAGAAGCAATGAAGAAATTGACAAGAAATCAGTTTATTCCATTTTTAGACGTGCAAAAAGATTCCACATTTGTCGCTTCAGTTTGGAAAAGAATTGATTATTCTACGATTTTTGAGCTAACTGTTGGCGAACAAGAAGAGGATATGGATTATATCTGTTATGAAAATGCAGTCACAGAAATCAACTCAAATAAACCGGAACTTCCACAGGAAATTGCTTGTTATGAAGGAAACCCAATATATGATTTCCTCATAGGCGAGTTGTATAATTTACCGACTGGGGCTGATACCCAAGTTCCTCTGCTTTTGTGTTTTGGTGGAACAGGAAAGAAAGCTTGGAGATGTATTGTAACTCTAACATCTAAGGTTCTTAACCCTGTAGATGGCAAGATAACATTCTCCCTTAAAATGGGAGGGGATATTGAAAAAGGAACTTATACGATAGAAGCTGGTTCGCCAACATTTCAAGCAGAAGTCTAAAATCCATAATTAAAGGAGGTAAATTATGGCTAATTATTATATCAATTATGCAGGACAGGAGTATGACCTACCTCAATATACGTTTGCTATTGCAGACATGATTGAAAAGCAGGAACTCATAAATTCTGGCAATGCAAAATTCAAAGACAAATGTAAATCCATGTATGACCTTTTAAGTAAATTGCTTGGAGAAGATGCAATTACAAATCTGGTCGGTAAATTCAACGAAAGTGACCCAAACACCATAAATATATTCTATCTTATGGTAGTTCGTGCTTACGCTAAACCACTCGAAGAATATAACGAAGAAAATGCAACGATTGACTTGGATAAATATCAGGTGGATAAGATAGTCAATCTTGTTGAAGCTTTGGATAAAGCATCCAAGATAAAAGTATAATATGATTGATTTACGAAATAAGGGCTTGCCAGAAACCATTGAGGTAGATGGTGAGTCTTTTTTATTAAACACAGACTTCCGAACTTGGATAAAATTTGGGGAGGTTATAAAAGATCGAAGAAATTCGATATTAGACTGTTTGTTTGTGTTTAAAGACATGACCTTGCTGGAAGCGTTTCATCTGCCTGATAATGTATTTGTAGAATTACTAAATTTTTATTCAAATCCAAACGCTACGCCAAAAGGTAATACGTCACATGGAGATGTAGTTATAGACTACGTTTTAGACGGAGAATATATTGTTGGTTCCTTTATGTCCGCATACGGTATAGATTTAACGGTATGTGATATGCATTGGCATTTATTCAAAGCTTTATTTTTATCGCTACCAGATGACACAAAAATAAAGCAAATAATGCAAATGAGGGCTTGGCATAAAGATTCACAACAATATGATGATATTTGCAAACAACAAAAAAATGAATGGGCATTGCCTACTAAGACGAACAAAGTTGACGAAAGTATAATGGAAGAAATAAACGATGAATTTTATAATTCTTAAAATGATTGGTGGTGGAATATTAAATGGCAGATGGAAAAGTTGTGATTGACACAGAGCTTGATAGTTCTGGAATAGAGCAAGGATTAAAAGAAGCAGAAAAAAAGGTAGACACTTCGTCAGGCAAACTAAATAAGATCGGTAATGCCCTCAGCGGTTCTTTAGGAGTTGCAGGTAAAGCAACTGCGGCAACGCTTAAAGCAACAGCTGTTTCTGCAGGAGCGGCAGCCGCTGCCATTGGTGGTGTCGTGAGCAAATCAGTATCAGCTTATGCGTCATATGAACAGCTTGCTGGAGGTATAGATACACTTTTCAAAAAATCTAGCAAGCAGGTTCAAAAATACGCAGACGAAGCTTATAAGACGGCACAAATTTCTGCCAATGATTATATGGAATTAACCACATCATTTAGTGCATCACTTTTACAAGGACTCGGAGGTGATACAGAAAAGGCTGCTAAAATATCAAATAAAGCAATAATTGATATGTCTGATAATGCTAATAAAATGGGAACTGACATGGAATTGATACAAAATGCTTATCAAGGTTTTGCAAAAGACAACTTTACCATGTTAGACAACTTAAAGCTTGGATACGGTGGAACAAAATCAGAAATGGCAAGACTTATAAATGATTCTGGAGTTCTTGGTGATACGCTCGTTGTTGCTAAGGGTAAAGGAGCTAATTTTGATAAAGTTGTCACCTTTGATAAAATGATTGAAGCCATTCATAAAGTGCAAACAAATCTTGGAATAACAGGAACTTCTGCAAAAGAAGCATCTTCCACGATAGAAGGTTCTGTTAATTCTGCAAAATCTGCTTGGACTAATCTGCTTACTGGTATGTCACGTGATGATGCAAATTTTGAAGAATTGGTTGACCAATTTGTTGATTCCGCAGTGAACGCATTAAACAACTTGCTTCCTAGAGTACAAATAGCGTTGACAGGGGTTGGAAATTTAATAAACGCACTTCTTCCACAACTATTAGGATATTTGCCGGAGCTTATAAATTCTGTTGGACCTGGACTTATAAATAGTATATTATCACTATTTAACATAGTTGCTACTTCTTTGCAAAGTTATGGACCTACGTTGCTCGATAATATAAAAACTTATGTAGAGCAAATTATATCCTTTATCGGGGAACAAGCTCCTTTGATAACATCTCAATTATCAGTTATCTTATCTCTTTTAATAAGTGCATTAAGAAACGGCTTGCCAGCACTTTTAACTTTTTTAGTGCAAGGATTATCCACCGTTATTGATGTCATTATGGATAATCTTCCAGTAATCATAGATACTGGAATGAAATTACTAAACGCATTAAAAGATGGTATCTTGAAATCGTTGCCTATGTTGATTTCCGCACTTCCTGGACTTGTTAAGAAACTAGTAAACGGTATAGCAAACAATGCTCCAAAACTTATACTTTCTGCGTATAAACTTATTAAGTCACTTTCTGACGGACTTGTTAAGAATATACCTACACTTATCAAATCTTTGCCAAAGATAATAGCCGCAATTGTAAAAGGTTTAATAAAATTAGCATCCGGACTTATAAGTGTTGGTGTAAGCATCATAAAAGATCTTGCATCAGGAATACTTAAGAATACATTCAAGCTTGTTTCCATTGGAATGAAAATTGGAGAAACATTGATGAATACAATTACTGATAAATTGATTGAAATAAAAAATGTTGGAAAGAATTTAGTTGAAGGCTTATGGAATGGTATAAATGATATGGGGTCGTGGATAAAGAATAAGATAGAAGGTTTTGGAAAAGACGTTCTAAATAAATTAAAATCTTTCTTTGGTATACATTCTCCATCAAAACTTATGCATGATGAGATTGGTGTCTTTCTTGCTAAAGGTATATGGGAAGGATTTGATGATGAAAATCCAATGAAAAATATCCAGAAATCATTACAAGGAACCATTGATGGAATGAATACAAGAATAACATCAAAAGTTGATGGCGTTATTCATTCATCAACTGTAGATTATTCTAAAATTGGTGATGCAATGGTTTATTCTTTGCAGAAATCCGGACTAACTGTTCAAATTGGGCAACGTCAGTTCGGAAGAATAGTGAGAGAGGTGATATAGATGAATGTAAAGTATGTCAATCATTTTGAAGAATCTATAGATTTGTGTTCCGATGTTTTAATGCTTCGGGACACAGATTTATTGAATTATGCATGGGATTATCAAACAAAAAATGAATTTAATCCAACGGTATCCAGATTCTATAAAAGCATGGTGGAAAAAAATATAAAAATATCTATAATTGGAAAAACAAAAGATGAATATAATAAATTGTGCAACAAATTATTTGAAATAACAGAGAAAGATATTATAGCAGCGGTTAATGGGTTTTTGATAGTAAATAATGAATATAGACTGCCTTGCTATATTTTTTCAAAAAAAATTTCTGCTTGGCACCCATCTGCAAAAAAGATAGTCAATGAGTATACTATATTATCTGAGAAAGGTGAGTGGTTGAAAGATGTCACTAGGGTTTTTGGCGTGTCATCTACTGAAAAACAATCATCCGAAGGTTTAGACTATTCATACGATTTTCCTTTTGATTTTTCACAATCTTCTGCAAATAATTTATTAAAAACGGATGCGTTTGTGCCATTTGATTTTACTATAATCTTTTCCGGACCATGCACTACGCCATACGTGCAAATAGGTGATAATATATATAGAGTTTATACTACATTATTAGAAAATGAATATTTAACCATTGATAGCTTGAACAAGAAAATTTATAAAACAAAAAACGATGGAAAAAGAGAAAATGAGTTTAATTTGAGAGACCGAAATAATTATATTTTCGAAAAAATACAACCAACAGATGGACTAAATTATGTTGATGTTCCAGACGGACAAATCACATCAATCACAGCCCACCTAGAAAGGAGTGAACCAAAATGGACTTGATATACACAAACAAGAATAAAGAAGATATGGGTATCATACAGGACTTTTCTTTAGATATGGCATATGGAAGTGATGAAAATAATTTTGAGTTGCAAAAATTTTTTTCAAATGATGAGTTAGAAAACGGTTCTTTTATCTACGTTGATAATACGGAATATGGAGGTATAATAGATGCAGTAAAAGATGATACGTCCAGCGATAATATAACATACACCGGTAGAACAATAACCGGCATCCTAAATTCAAAAATAATAATTCCAGATACCGCAACAGGGTATTTTGCAGTTGAAGGGTATGCGAATAAAATAATAAAGGAACTGGTTGATAGGTGCGAACTGTCAAATATCGTATTGGTAAATGAAACAGTCGGAAATGATATATATATCCCATATTACGAATTTAGCTATGACTATCTGTATGATGGTTTGCGAAAAATGTTATCTAGTTTTTCGGCAAAATTAAAATTCAAGTTCAGCGGTTCAAAGATATTATTATGGGCGGAAAATATTGTTGATTATTCGACTGATGAAGAATTCGATGACTCACAAATATCTTTTACTGCCGCAAAAATATATAATTCCGTTAATCATTTGATATGTGTTGGCTCAGATGATCTATTGAATAATTATTGCATCCATCTATTTATTGACGTAGATGGTGTATTGCAACCGTATGCCATAACAAATGCACCTATGCAGGATAGTGACTATATATTAGATGAATCTGGTAAAATTTTTGAAAATGACGAAGAGTATTGTAGATTATTGAAAGTCGATTCAATATCTTCCATTGAAAATTATATATTATTAAATGAAATACCATTGGATTGGGCAGATAATTATTATAAGTATTACACTCAGGAAATATCCGATACAGGTGAAATATCTTATAAAGAGATAGAAAAATCGACACAAAATAATTACTTTGCATTGCAAAATAAACCAAACGAATGGGAATCAACTTGGCAGAATTATTTTGTAATGAATAGCGATGGGGAATTTATATCCGCATCTGATAAAGACTGGTCAGTTTACACCGTGCTAACATCCAAACCTACAAACTGGGACTTGCTATATTCACAGTATTATGTGCAGAAAATAAACTACACAGAAGTTGCTGCTAGTGATGTAGATAAAGATAGAACAGATTACTATCATAACAATGGAACTGATTATATCCCATTAGGTGCATATTCACATGATAACCCATATTGGGACTCTCAGCTTTATGTCAAAAAAATAAGCTATGAACAAGCTAGTTCACAATCAAAAGAAACCTACGCACAAATTGACAAAAAACCATCCACATGGTCAAAAGACTATTCTAAATATTATTTTAGACAAACAACAAATCCAATAACCTACGCTACTTATTCGCAAGCAACAAGCACCGCATATATTAGAGCAAAAAATAAACCTAAGACATGGGGAAGAGACTATTCTCTTTATTATATGCTTGTAACTGATGGCGTGACAACTGATTATCAACAATGCTCTTCGGTTACTTATAATGGTTATGCTTTGCAAAAAAATAAACCAAATGATTGGGATAATAATTTTCTTAACTATTTTGTACTAAAAAACGGCAAATATACAAAAATAGAGGATATTCCAAGATATTATAATCCTTGGCTTGCTGGTGCTATTGTTCCAAAATGGCAAAAAAATAAATTTTATTCATCTGTGCAAAAAAGTAAAGCGCCTGCTTGGGATAAGACTCAAAAGTATTTCAAAAAAATACAAAAGACTGTTGCTCCGGCATTTCAAAAAAATAATACATTCGTCAAAATATCAATAGTACAACCGCCAGAATTTACTTCTGGAAAGTTTTATTCAAGAGAAGTAAAGACCGTTGTAGATTTCAAAGCAAATGAATTTTATGAAGAACGAGAAAATATCGTTCCTATTGTTTTTTCTTCTGGAATGTACTATAATAAAGTCATCGACCGTTATAAAAATCTTGTAGAGCAAGGAATTGAAAAATTGAATGAAATATATTCTGATGATGAATTAAACATTTCCATATCAGCAACACAAGAATATGATATAGGTGATATAGTGGAAGGTGTTGATAATAAATTAGGGATAACAGCACGACAACCTATAGTGAAGAAAATAGTCGTGTTGAATAAATATGGAGCTGAAGTAGAATATAATGTAGGAGAGGAGAATCTGTAATGGCATTAAATCTTGTCACAGGTAGAACTGGGACTGCTCACGTAACATCTGATAATGCGAGAGTATTTAACTCTCAAGTATTTGGAACAGGAACTTATTTAATTGATTATGGAGCTAAATTTGCACCGACAATTGTTGATAATAACACTGTTAGAATTGGTGATGGTATGCTTATTCATCAAGGTACACAGATGGGTATTGATATTGATAGCTATGAGGATGTTATTATCGAGAACGGTTCATCCGGATATAACAGAAATGACCTTATCGTGATGCGATATACAAAGAATAGAGACACTCAAATAGAATCAATATCTTTAGTTGTGATAAAGGGCACACCATCAAATACAACAGCAGTAGACCCAACATATACAACTACGAATATACTTGATGGTACTGGTTTGTCTACAGATGTACCAATATGTAGAGTAAGATTATCTAGTTTAACGATTACCAGTGTTGATAATTTGATAGAGTCTAATTCTACAAGCGTATTAACTATACAAGAACTAACTAACCTTGTTACTAGCTTTTCAGCAAGCAACGTATCTGGAGTAAAAGGTCAATTGGAAAAAAATTATCGAACAGGGAACGTAAATTTAACTCCATTAGATATGGGAGCGTTGTCACTGGTTGCTACGAACATGGGTCTCGAATTTGATCTGAATGAGTGTAAAGCACAAAATTCAACCCCTAGAGCTGGATTATATATATTAGATATTCTCTCGTCACAGGTAGGTAAGACACAAAAAAATCTTCCACCGATTCTTTCCTCCTTAAGTGCGTTTGTTTTAATTTTGGGGTCAGATGCAACTTCAACCTCAATAAAATCTGATACACGTGTTGTTCAACTATATTTTGACATTGGAGGTGATAGTAATATATATGTGCGTTCTAATTATCCGCAATGGACAGAATGGAAAAAAGTAACTGTTTCCTAAGAAAGGAGAAAATATAATATGGGAATTGAATTTTTAACAAATTATAGGGTACCGATTGTTATTGGCGTGTGTTTATGTGTTGGCTATGTGATTAAAAACCTTGTGCAATCATCTGCTATCAATAGATATATACCATTGATAGTTAGTATTTTAGGTGTAGTAGTAAATGTATGGCTAAATTTAGCGTTCACACCGGAAGTTTTACTAGGTGGGTTATTTAGTGGTTTAATAAGTACCGGCATGCACCAATTATTAAAAAATATAATAAATAGGGAGGATTAGAAGAAATGGCATTATTATGCGGATGGGCGTCTCAATCAGAAAAAAGAACAGTAAACGGCAGAAAAGGAGACCAAACAGGGAAAGAAGTAAAATTAGGTAGCTATTATAATTTTGGTCAAGACAAAATTATAAGATTTAGAAACAGTTCCAGAGGAAGAAAAGCTGCAAAGGCACAGAAATTATTCTGCTTAAATGATAATATAGGCTATAGTCAAGCTGATAGAACTTCACTATATTCGCAATGTAGAAAAATAAAGTGGGATATAACTAAAATCTCGGAAATAAAAAAATGCAATTGTGATTGCTCAGAATTAGTAGCTTGTTCTATCAACATGGCATATGGCAAAGAAATAATGCCTAGTTCTACAACAACGGCTTCTTTATTTAATCTTACAATTGTAAAGAGACCGAAAAATTTCAAAACAACTAAACTATGCAGCAAAAAGAAACCCGGAGATATGCCACTAAAGGCTGGCAAACACGTTATAATGGTACTGGAAAAGGAGAAATAATGACAAGCATTATAGTTGCAGCTATTACTGGATTATTCTCATTCTTTGGCATGATCGTATCATCTAAAGCACAACATACGAAAACTGTTGAAGAAGTAAATACCAGCATAGCTTTGATACAGAAAGATATCAAGAATCTTGAGAAGAAGCAAGATTTGCACAATAGCGTTATTGTTAGAATGTATGAAGTGGAAAAGGCAGTTGAATTATTAGACCAAGGTCAGAAAGTTGCGAACCATAGAATAGACGATTTAGAAAGGGTGTGTGAGAATGGAAAATGATAATTTAGCATTGGAGTTATTAACCCAAATGAAAACAACAATAAAAAGGTTGTTTGTAGTTGTATTATTGCTCACTTTTCTACTTTTTGCAACAAATATAGCGTGGTTATATTATTGGAACATTCCGTCTGAAAAATGTGATACAACAATATCACAAGATTCGGGAGAACAAGGCGTAAATAATTATATAGGAAATGATGGTGATATAAATGGCAAGACAAGTGATAACTAAGCACATTGTTTATCGTGGAAGACGAACTAATAGACGTGGTGGAAGCAGACCGACTCATCCAAGACCAACAAATAGAAGACCAAAAAGGAGAAAAAGATGATTAGATCTGATTTTACAACGGACGAAATAAATATCTTATTAGCTCGATGCAATTTTACGCCTATGGAAAAAGAATTATTTCTATTACGTTCGAAAGGATATACATTAGATACAATTTCTGAAAAACTAATAATTTCAAGAGATTGGGCTGGTAAATTAAGCCAAAAGGTAAATAAAAAGATAATCCGTTCGTTATAATACATTTTCTATACATTAAGGCTACATACTACATGTAGCCTTTTTTGTTTATAATAAAATAAATAAAATAAATGAAAGGATTATATATGAATGATATTTATGACAAAGTATTAAAAGATTCAAGACTTGAAGATATTCCTGTTCTTTATATCATCAGGATACTAGATATAATTCAATTCATTTTAGAAGAGGAAAAGCAAAATGATTGAAGAATTTAGAAATATGAACGGTTTAGAATTAACTAAATCGTTAATAAATTTTAATAACTATATTAGGAGTGCTAAATATGTTCCAAAATCCTTATGCGAACCTACTAGCGCAGAATCAGTATTACAATCCACAAATGAACAACCAACAAATTTTTCCCCAAGAACAAACGCAAAATCTTATTAGGGTTAATGGTATAGAAGGAGCAAAAACCTATCAAATGAGTGCTAATTCTACTGTTGCTTTGTTTGATTCTAATGAAGATATCATGTATATTAAGACCACAGACGGAGCAGGGTTTCCTTCTATCCGGACTTTTAACTTTGCGGAAATAACACAAAATGAAAAGTCAAGTGGTGGTCAAGATTATATAAGCAGGCAAGAATTTGAAGAATTTAAGAAGGAGTTGATAAATAATGGCAAGCAGTCTATTTCAAGGTCAAAATCAAACCTCACAGATAAATCCTCAAGTAATTAGTCAGGCAAAATCCATGATGAAGAATATGAATCAAGTGAGAGGAATCATGAGTATGTTAAGCGGAAAAGGAATGAATCCGGAACAGGCGGTTCGTTCTATTTGTAAGGAAAGAGGTATAGATGTAGATTCGTTTATGTCTCAATTAAAATAGGAATTTGCAAATTCAAATAAATAAAAAATGAAAGGAGTGTCATATAATGAATTGAAGAGACATTTTGATGTAGACGCATTCTTAATTTTGGCACTTGTAGATAAAATGAATATTGATCTTGTTCCGGAAAGTAATGTGGATGAAACCATTATAGATATTCAAAGTTTGTTTGTTTCTTATATGAGAAATAGAACAAAAGAAAACCTTGAAATTCTACTTTCCACCATTCGGAAAATGCTATCTGAATTATATATGACGTGTAATTTAGATGAAAAGGAAATATTCAAAAAACATCTTGAAACACTTCAAAATATAACACAACCAAATATCATTTGATGTATAAGGGAGATTTATTTCTCCCTTATTTTTATGTGATATACATAAAAAAACACTTGACATTTTTCTTTTTATGTATTACAATATAATTACATTAAAGAAAGGAGATACATATTATGAAGAATTATGGTGAGTATATGAGGATAGCACAAGAGAAAACAAACAGAATAAATGCTATGGAGGACAAAGTAGCAAAAGAATGGTACGGATGTACCTGGGATGAATTAGACTATGACGATAGAGAAATGTGTACTTATGAGGCATATGATAGATTGAATTTAGATTAGAAGAGGTGATATAAATGAAACTAATAGAAGGAAAGAAATATAATATATTTGATGAAAATGCATACTATGCCGGTAAATGTGATAGCTTATGTGGACAAACATGCGATTGTTGTGGCAGAGAATTAGAGGCTGGTTATTTGTTCTATGTACCGGTATCAGAAACAACTACATATGAAGAAACTGAAACTGGAAAATTTAAAGATCAGATTAAAATTGGGAATACCTGTATTAAGAAATTAAAAATAGAAGAGGTGAGATAAATAATGATTAAAATACATATCGGAGAGCCTGAAAAGCTCTCCAACAACATTCTAGTAAAGAAGAGTGCTTTTGTAAGTTTCGATTATAACCCGGAAATTGTTTCTTTCATCAAGCAAATGGGAACAAGAGTATATAATCCAGATAATCACACTTGGGAAATGCCAGTTAATAATATCGTTTCACTTTGCAACAAGTTTGAAAATGAAGAAATTCAAATATCCGGAGTATATGAAGATTTGCACAAACAGGAATTTGAAATAGATATTCCACAAGATTTTGAATTTAAGACAAAACCGTTTGCACATCAGATTGATGGTGTCCGGTTTGGGTTGAATAAGAAGAAATTCCTGTTATGTGATGACCAAGGGTTGGGAAAAACAAAGCAGATTATAGATTTTGTTGGTTGCCTGGAAAAAACAGACACAATCAATAAGGTACTTATTGTGTGCGGTGTAAACTCACTCAAATATAATTGGCAATCAGAAATTAGTATTCATTCAGATGAAAAAGGATGGGTTCTTGGTACAAGATTTAGAAAGACAACAGGAAAGGCTTATGAAGGAACCACAAAAAATAAACTCGAAGATTTAGACAATCTTCCAGATTGCAGATACATCATTACTAATATTGAAACATTAAGAGCAGGAGCTGAAAAGATAAGCAAAACCAAATATCATTTTCCAATTGCTGAAAAATTACAGGAACTTTGCAAAAATGGAACAATATCAGTTATAGCTTTTGATGAGTGTCACAAATCAAAAGAACCTACTTCCTTACAAAGTCGGGCAATGATAAATGTAACTGCAAAATATATGGTTGCCATGAGTGGAACACCTCTTATGAACAATCCACTTGACTTATACTTTCCTATGAAGTGGCTGGGATATGAGAATCATAGCTTTTATCAATTCAAACAACATTACTGCACATTAGGCGGCTGGGGTGGTTCACAGGTTGTTGGATATAAGAATTTGGAAGAAATTAGAGCAATGATGGATAGCATTATGTTGAGAAGATTAAAAACAGAAGTTCTCGACTTGCCGGAAAAGATTAGAAAGATTGAATATGTGGATATGACACCTAAACAGAAACAAATATATAAAGAAGTATATAACGGTGTTATGTCAGATTTACAGAAGATTAAATTCTCAAACAACCCACTTTCCATGATGATTAGATTAAGACAGGCAACAGGTTGGACAGGTATTATATCAAATACTGTTCAAGAATCAGCTAAAATGGAAAGAATGATTGAATTAGTACAAGAGATTGTTGCAAGTGGGCAGAAAGCTATCATTTTTAGCAACTGGGAAAGCATGACAGAAGTAGCAAGAGAGAAATTGAAATCTTATAATCCAGCTTATATCACAGGCGCAACTAAAGCAGATGAACGCATGAAAGAGGTTGAAAGATTTCAAAATGATAGTAAATGCAAAGTAGTTATAGGAACTATCGGTGCAATGGGAACAGGACTTACATTAACAGCGGCACAGAATGTTATCTTTTTAGATTCGCCCTGGAACATGGCACTAAAGGCACAGGCAGAAGATAGAGCTCATAGAATTGGAACAAAAGGAACAGTATCCGTAATCACATTATGTTGTCGGGATACCATTGATGAACGTATAGAGGAACTGGTAGAAAAGAAAGGACAGATTGCAGATGCATTAGTTGATGGAAAGATTAGTGTTGATGATATTAACTATCTTCTTTCTTAATACACATTCCCACATCTTAATAGGTGTGGGAAATTTTTTTACATAAAATACATAAAAATCACTTGACATTTTTCTTTTTATGTGTTACAATATAATTGTAAATAAGAAATACATAAAATTTTTAGGAGGTACAAAATTATGTTAAACAGAAATAAGAGTTATGAAGTAAAAGATTGGTTCGGTGATAAAGTGGCACAGGAAGTAAAAAGAAATATTTCAATGTGTGACGTATTCGCAATTATGAAAGAGACAGAAAAGGCAGTGTATGCAATGCTAAACTTGGGAGAGAATTTCAGAAAGTGTATGTGGGTTCCAAAAAGCGTTTTAATTGAGAACGAAGTAGGCGAGCAGGCAAATGGAACATATGCCCACGAAACAATCTTTGAAGAAGATTATGATAAATGCGTTAAAATGTTCAAAGATCACTGGGAGCAGTTCATTTAATCTTATACATATTGAAAGGAGGTGATATAGTGAGCGAATTATTTACAACGAGCCGAACGGCTCAAATATTAGATGTATCAACGCAGACAGTGAAGCGTTGGTATAAATGGTACCATAATGCAGATTTCGAAAAGCCAAAAGAATTGAAATTGCCGGAACCCAAAATTGATGGAAAAAACACAATGCTCTTTACAATGGAGCAGATACAGGAATTGCATCAATTTCAGATTGATTTGCGTTCAAAATATCGAGGTATTATGGCAGAATTTAATGCAACCTATCAATGGGGGCAACGCGGCACTAAAATTTTGAATGTTGGAAAGCAATATAAGAAAAAGGAGGAAAAAAGTGAGTAGAAGAGATGGATTTGATTTATCACTGGCTATTGATAGTTACAAAGAGTCAAAAGATAAGGAAAACTCTTTGAAAAAAGCAAATGACAAATTGAATGAAAAAATTAAGACTTATATGCAGGAACATGATATGGCATCTGCAAATTCAGAAAAATATACAGCGACATTATCATGCACGAAAAAAGAAAGTCTTAATGAGGATCTTGCCATTGAGATTATCAAAGAAAATCTTGGTTGTGCGTTGTTATCGTCTGTTATCAAGCAAAAAGAATATATTGACGATGATGCACTTGAAAAGCTTGTGTATAACGGTGACTTTGATATTACCAAATTAGCAAAAGCTAAAATGGTAAAAGAAACCTATACATTGCGAATCAGTAAAAAGAAGGATGATTAAAATGGAACTTAATAATGAAAACTGCATTGAATGGCTATCTGGCCAGCATAATATTGTTTGTTCGATTTCGCAACAAAAATATATTACCAAGATCAAAAAGTTAGCCGAAAAATATCCTAAAAAAGTGAAAATCAAATTTAATAAAGATGGTACAATTTGTGCTAAACTTCCTATAAAAGCACTAAAACTTTCTATTATTGAAAGAGAATTAAGTGAGGAACAAAGACAAGAAATGTCACGCAGATTTAAGGAAAGAATGTATAAGGAGGACTAATTATGAAGAAATGTAAATGGGCAGGAGATCAAGGAGACGAATATTGTAAGAGCTGTGATGGAGCCACAATGGATGTAGATGGAAAATCTATTCCTTGTGACCAATGTGCCGGATATGAAGCCGGAACGGATGATGTAGCGAGTGAAGAAATCATGCCGGAACCGATTGAAGAAAAAACAGAAGATAAGTCAACGGAAACAAATGTTGAAAATGTAACGAAGAATAAACAAAATTCACCTCAAAATTCAACGAAAACTGAAAAGACGAACAACAACACACCTAATGAAGAAAAAGGCAAAAATAAAGAAAAAACAAAAGGAACAAGTAACAAAGATAAATCTGTAAAAATTTCAGACGAAAAAAACAAACAGGAAAAAGTGTCCAAAGATGATGGAGAAATCAAAGTGACATCATTAAGATACACTTCCGGAGCCACAATCAAGAAAGGCGATAACTATTTTAAGTTTATCGCAGAAGAAGAGTGGGATGTATCAAGAATCGAAGATGTGCAAGAAGCTAGAGAAAAGTTGTGGGCTAAACTAAATGCCGAAGTAGATTCGCAGATTGAAGAATTAAACAATATGAATTAAAAATATATGTTGTAATTCTATTTAGGTTGTGTTATAATATTATTATAGTTTGTAATGAACTTGTAATCTTATCTAGTTGATATTAGGTTGGCGGACTTAATATCTGCAAAACTTAATATCAACCGCAAAAATAAGTTATACATTTTGAACCGCCATTCAATTTGTATAGCTTATTTTATTTTAGAAGGAGAATAGCATGGTAAAAAACGAAAATTATATAACAATCCAAGGTTGGATGGTTAATGAATTAGGACTAAAAGGAAATTCGTTGATTATATATGCCACTATTTATGGATTTTCTCAAACTAATGGTTGTGAATTTACTGGGAGTGCTAATTACTTAGCTGAATGGTGTGGATGCTCAAGACAAACAGTAATGACCACGCTTAATAAGTTAGTTGCTAATGACTTAATAATAAAAACCGAAGAATTTAAAAATAACGTGAAGTTTTGTTCTTATGGCGTTAATTTTACAGGGTGTCAAAATTCTTTACAGGGGGATGTCAAAAAATTTGACAGGGGGATGTCAAAAAATTTGACAGGGGGATGTCAAAATTTTTTACACAATAATATAGATATAAACAATAGAAATAAAAATATAGAAGATAATATAGATAAGAAAAATTCTAAAAAGAAATCTAAAATTGATACTAAAATCGAATCTATAGAAAAGAAATGTTTAGAGTATGATTTAGAAGATGAATCTATAGAACTTTTAAGTAGATTTTTTAGAAATCTTTTAGAAAATCATAAAATGGTTACAGATGATAAAGTAAATGCAATTTTAATGAAGCTGGCAAAAGTAAATACAAAAACTCAGATAAATGCTATTCAGCTATCACTCGATAATGGGTACATGAATATAGACCCGGAGTGGTTACAAAACAAAAACAATTCCTATAATGGAAATGGCAAATGTTCAAAAGAATTGGCTTGGCGAACACATGAAGAAATGGAAGAGGCAGAAAAGGAAAGACAAGAGTTTTTCGAAAAAGTAAAAAACAATGACCCATCAATACATCATTTTTAGAAGGAGGAATATAAAATGGCATATAAAGGAGCATATAAGGCTAAAGACGAATCTTATTTCAAGGAGTTACTATTAAATTTCGTTCCAACCGAACCGACTCATACGAACTCAAAGCAGTTAGCAGAGTATATTGGATTAAATTCAAGAGACGTGAGATTGATTATTCAAAAGTTAAGAGATGACGGATATCCAATATGTGCTACACCAGAGCAAGGGTATTGGATTGCAAGAACAAGCTGGGAAATGGAGGATACAATGAGTAAGTTAAAGTCACATATACAGAACAGCATAGATACCTATAATTCACTTGTTTATTGTCAAAACGAATTAAAGCGAAAGGAAGGAAACAATGAATATACAGAGTTGTTGGTATAAGAGAATATGCACAGAGCAATGTTCTGAAAACTGTATACGCTATAAGCTGATGTATTCATTATTCAAGCAATCTAATCTTCCCGAAGCATTGTGGAATTATAAAGAGTTGATATGCCATGAGAAAGATTTGTCAGTTTATAAGAAACTACAAGCAAAATCAGACGCAATTTTGAATTTTATTGAAGCAGGCAATAATTTATACATCTACTCCGAAAACTGCGGAAATGGCAAGACAACATGGGCTATTAGATTGATGTATTCTTATTTTGATGCGATATGGCATAAGAGTTGTTTTGATTGCAAAGCTTTGTTTGTCAGTGTTCCTAAATTTCTGTATAATTGCAAGCGTTCAATTTCACAGGATGTAAAAGGCTTTGAAGAATTATGTAATCTTATTAGCGAAGTAGATTTGGTTATATGGGATGATATAGGGGAAATGAAAGCAAGTGACTACGAACATCAGATATTATTCCAGTATATTGATGATAGAATCAACTCCAAAAAGAGTAATATTTACACAAGCAATAAGAATAAGGAACAGCTTGAAGATGTATTAGGCGTAAGACTTGCGAGTCGAATTTATAATTGTTCTGAGTGTATAGAATTTTTAGAGGAAGATAAGAGAGGTAAATATTTATGAGATTTATTCATAGATTTAAGACTTGGAATGTTTGGAGAAAAAAGAATAAAGACCAGGTATTCACAAAAATTCTTGTATTATTCAACATAATACACTCTCCAACCTTTGAAATATTTGAAAGAGATTGTGGGGTGGATTGATGGTAGAATTACAGATTTTGAATCGAGTGCTGAAAGACAAAAATACTTCTCTTTTAGACTTGAACGACATCACAAGAGAGTATTTCAATCAATATCAAGAGGAATATGACTACATAATGGAGCACAAGCAGGAATATGGAAATGTTCCAGATTTGGAAACATTCATATCAAAGTTCCAGGATTTTGATGTAGTCAATGTGTCCGAAAGCACGGAATATCTTGTGAACACATTCCGTGAAGAATATCTATATTCGCAGTCGGTTCCAGTTCTTACAAAGATGGCGGAACTGTTACAGACGGACGCATATTCCGCTGTTGATTACTTAAAATCAAAATTGCCGGAATTGAAGATTGATGGTGCAGTAAAAGGAACTGATATTATCTCACAAGCAAAGGAAAGATTGGAAGAGTGGAAAGAAACGAAAGATAATCAGGATACTCACTTTATAGCAAGCGGATTTGAAGAGATTGATAATGACTTAGGTGGCTGGCATAAAGGAGAGGAATTAGTTGTTTTATTTGCCCGAACAGGACAAGGAAAATCTTGGGTGCTTATTAAAATGCTAGAACACGCATGGAAAGTATATCATGCAAAAGTAGGACTTTTAGAACCGGAAATGTCTGCAAGTAAAACAGGATATAGATTTGATACAGTACATCAACATATATCTTCACAAGCATTATATCGTGGAGAAGATGTGCAAGGATATGAAAAGTATATAAACAAGTTAGCTGATAATGGTACTCCATTCTATGTTGCACACCCTAAAGATTTTCAAAAAAAAGTTACTGTTTCAAAGCTAAAAAGTTGGTGTGAGTCAAATAAATTGGATATGCTTGCAATAGATGGTATCTCTTATCTGCATGATGAACGAGGAAAAAGAGGTGATAATAAAACAACGCAGTTGACGAACATATCAGAAGATTTAATGCAATTAAGCATTGACTTAAAAATACCTGTGTTAGTAGTTGTTCAATCAAATAGAGAGGGGGTACACAATGAAGATTTGCAGTTAGACAATATTCGAGACTCAGATGGAATAGCTTATAATGCGTCAATTGTTCTTTCTATTCAACAAAAGGAAGAAGGATTGCAAATGCAAGACGTAAAAGCAAGAAATTCGAAAGTTGGGATAAAATGGGTTTATGCTTGGGATACGGATAGAGGTACATTTGATTATATCCCACAACCTGCAAAAGGAAAAGAAGATGAGGAAAAAAGTGAAGATTTAAGACGTAGATATCACGATAAAGAAAGCGAGGAATATTGATGTTATATTATGATGAAGAATTATATGCAGAGGCAATAAATCAGTTAGATCATTTTTGCCTTGATACTTTAGCTGATTTAAGTGATTTTGCACTAAAAAATAATTATAATAAAGAGTGGGTTTTTGATAAGTTTAAGGAAAGACTTTCTAAATTTAAGTCCGCTTATATAAGAGGTGATGCGGAATGATAAAACTACAAGATGCAATCATACAATCCGATACTCAATCAATATTAGATATGCTTAAATTTGATTTGGCACAGCATGGAGTTAATAGGTTTCATCTTTTTAGAAACAATGGGGATAATGTCCAAACGAATTGTCCATTCCACAAGAATGGACAAGAACGAAAGCCGTCATTTGGTGTAAATGGTGAGATTGATAAATGCCATTGTTTCTCATGTGGATGGGTTGGAACGATTGAGGAAATGATATCCGAATTATACGGATATCAAGATGAAGGTAAATTTGGAAAAAGATGGCTTATAAAAAGATTCAATACAGTAGAAATTGAAACAAGACCGAATATAATGGAGGGATTTAATGTTCGTAGAGGTGTTACTTTTAATCATGGAAAAAATTTTGCAAATGCAGAAACAGATAGACAGATTGACGGAACAGGTTCAGGAATTACAGAAGAAGAACTAGATAAATATAGATACATTCATCCATATATGTATGAAAGAGGATTGACCGACGAAATTATAGAAAGGTTTGATATAGGATATGACAGAGAACGAAAAGAAATTACATTCCCAGTTAGAGACATTGAAGGAAGATGTGTATTCATTGCTGGAAGAAGTGTCAAACAAAAGTTCTTCCGACTTCCCAAAGGCTTCGATAAGCCTATCTATTGCGCAGATAAATTTAGAGCTGGAGCGTATAGAACGGCTTATATCACTGAGTCATTCTTGAATTGTTTGACTTGCTGGAAATATGATAAGCCTGCGATGGCTATGATAGGCACTGGAAATAAAAAGCAGTATGAAATATTGAACAGATTGCCTGTCCGAGAATATATTCTTGCATTTGACCCGGACGAGGCGGGAAGAAAAGCGACAGAACGATTCAGGAAAAATGTGCATGGAAAGATTATAAAAGAACTTGTATATTCAGATAATCGAGATATAAACGACTTGCAGGAAGAATTTCTGAATTGCAAAATTATTTTTTGAAAAAATTTTCAAAAAACCTATTGACAATTACCTTTTTATGTGTTACAATATAATTGTAAATAAGAAATACATACATAGAAAGGGTAGGTAATTGATATGAAGGAGTACATTATAATAAAAGGAGGATGCTTATATGAGGCGGATTTGCACACACGGCATAAGAGATAAGCCATAATAAATAACATATATAAAAGATATATGGGATAGTGGTCAAGCGGTTAAGACACTCGGGGATGCAGAATAATCGTAAACATTAAAAGCGATACTCCGGGAGACATAGGTTCAAATCCTATCTATCTCAATTAGGGATGTAGTGTATATCAAGAGTTGAAACTGAATATAAGCTATATGCACATAATTTACATCCCTTATAGCCCTATAGCCAAAAGGTAAGGCACAGGAATTTGACTCCTGCATTTGTTGGTTCGAATCCAACTAGGGCTGTTATCTGTATTTTCCCCCGAATACAGAGTTGTTGAGTTGTTAGGTTCTCAACATATAAATCATCCTGGCAGACGAAAGAAAAAGGACCGGATATGCATGGAATGCGTTCATTGGGATGTGACAGGAATAAAGCTGGGAATACTGTTCTGAAAAACTTACCGTGAGGGAAGATATAATAGGTTCTTCCCTCACATCCTGGAAGATTAGCTCAGTTGGTTAGAGCATCCGGCTCATAACCGGACGACCGTAGGTTCGAATCCTACATCTTCCATTAGAGGTCAAATCGTTATTTCTTTTTCTAATTGACTGTTCCGAAAAGGAACTACTACAAATAAACTTTAGAAAAAGGACGTTATGAGTGTGAGCGGATTTTTCGATAAAATCCCTTAGTGAATGGAATATAAGTGATTGCGTTAGAATGGGCTTATAGTGGATGTTCTGGAGGTTGTTCATTCAAAAACTAAAACAACTAAAACATTTAAGAAAGGAAAAAGAACGTATGGGTAGAATCAATTATGAAGATGCAGACAAATATGGAAACAACTCAGACACAGAGTTTTTGAAACTGACAAACGATGGAGACATGGTTACTGCACAGCTTATGGTTAAGAATATGGAAGATGTAGATATCTTTGCTTGCCATCAAGCGGTGGTTGGTAAATGGGATGATGGAAATGACAAGACAAGATTTGTAAGTTGTCTAAGAACTTATGATGATCCACTTGATGTTTGTCCAATGTGTGCCGCTGGATTAAAGACGCAGGTTGTAATGATGCTTGCAATGGTTGACCAACAGGACGGAAAGGTTAAGATTTGGAATAGGGGAAAAACATTCATTCCAAAGATTAAGAACTTCGTAAATCGTTGGGGAGACATGACAATGAAGCCTGTTGACATTATTAGAAATGGTAAAAGGGGAGACAAAAAGACTACTTATGATATTCAGATTTCTCCAGCAGAACCGATTGATATTTCACAGTATGAAAAGCCTGAATTTTTAGGTGGATATATTATGGATAAGTCGGCTGATGAAATGCAGGAATATCTTGATACAGGGAGTTTTCCAGATGTAGATAATAACGATAATGAAAATAATACACAGGTAAGACGCAGAAACACAGAACCACTTCCATCAAGAAGAGTAGCAACCAGAGCAACAAGCAGAAGGGCGGGTATGTAAAATGAGTAATTCAAGTATTCAAATAACTGAATTGTCACAGACAATAGATATGATGACTAGCAGTGATTATAAAGAGCGATTTAAGGCAGAATATGCACAGGTTGTTTTACGTTATCAGAAATTAAAAGATATGCTGAAAGAATGGGATAATGGAACATTAGGTTTTAGTCCTACTTGTCCTAGAAGCACATACAATATTCAGATTAAAGCCATGACAGATTATATTGCAATTCTTGAAGCAAGAGCAGTAATGGAAAGTATCGTTTTATAGAGGAGGATTATATTATATGGCTTTATCATTTGCAAGACCAAAAAGCAATGATAAGAATATAATCAAGAAATCTAAAATAGTAACAACAAGAACAAGTATTAGGAGCGGCGGAAATAATCTAGCCGCTCAAATACAATCTATAGTTGCTATCGCTAACCAAAAATTAGCAATTCATAAAGATGATTATATTCTTATCAGAGAACCCGACCAACTATATGAATATATGAAAGAAATGAAGCAAGTTGGGGAAGGGGCGTTAGATACAGAAACAACAGGATTAAATCCATTACTTGTAGATATAGTTGGTGGATGTATTTATACACCTGGACAAAAAGCGGCGTATATTCCAATAAACCATAAATCATATATTACAGGTGTACGAACAAAGGAACAGATGGATGAGGAAACTGTTTCAAAAATTATGAAAGAGTTTCACAAGGATATTAGATGGATTTTTCACAATGCAAAATATGATATCCGAGTATGTAGAAAGACACTTGGAATTGATTTCAAACCTTATTGGGATACAATGCTTGCGGCATACTGTATAGACGAGGAAGAAAGTCACAGATTGAAAGACTTACATCTTAAATATTGCAATAGCAAAGATACAGAATCTTTGACATTTGATGCATTATTTAAGGGTGTTACTTTTGATATGATACCAATATCAACAGCATATTTGTATGCGGCAGGCGATGCTATAAAGACATATGAACTTATGAAGTATCAGCAAACTTTACTCAATAGGCGAGTATTAACAGGACCCTATAATGTGTTTCAAAATATTGAGATGCCTTTGATTTCAGTTGTGGCAGATATGGAAGATAGAGGAGTATGTTTGGATTTTGATGTTTGTAAAAATCTACATGAAAAATATCATTCTATTAGAGAAGAGCGACAGAAACAAGCTGATGAAGCAATAGCAATGTATAAGGAGGAAATTGATAACTACAAGATGAAAAATCCTAATAATAAGTTATCAGACCCTATATCTTTGACAAGTCCTACACAACTTGCTATATTGTTTTATGATATTTTAGGATTGACAAGTCCTGATAAGAATAAACCGAGAGGAACAGGTGAGGATATTCTCAAACATTTTGCACAAGGCAAAGAAAAGAATATTTGTGAAGCAATTTTAGGAATGCGAAATGTGGAAAAGTTGCTTGGAACTTATATTGATAAAATGCCAGAAATTGCTTTAGAAGATGGAAGAGTACACGCAAGTTATAATCAATATGGTGCTAAAACAGGACGATTTAGTTCACAAGATCCGAATCTTCAGAATATACCTTCACATAACAAAGAGATTAGACAGATGTTCAAAGCACAAGACGGATATGTGCTTATAGGGTCAGATTTTAGCCAGCAGGAACCAATGGTCACTGCACACTTATCAGACGATAAAAAGATGCAAGAAGCATTTATAAACGGTAAGGATATCTATGCAACAATTGCCGCACTTGCATTTCATAAAAAATATGAAGAGTGTAAAGAGTTTCGAGAAGATGGTACAGTAAACCCGGCGGGTAAGGAAAGAAGAACACAAGCTAAAAGCATAGTTCTTGGAATTTTGTATGGAAGACAAATCCCATCTATTGCGGAACAGCTTGGAGTATCTACTAAGGAAGCACAAGCCATATATGATAAGGTTATAGCTTCGTTTCCAGCACTTGGAAAGTTTATCGAAGATTCACAAGAAATGGCAAGAACTGAGGGATATGTTACTACTGCTTGGGGCAGACGCAGACACCTGAAAGATATGCAGTTAGAACGATATGAATTTTCATATAGCGGAAAAGTAACTAACTTTGACCCTCTGGCATTTGGAAGTGAAGTATCAACAGAAGTCCCTAAGAAAGTGAAAGACAATTACATCAAACAACTTGATAAAGCATTTGGGTGGAAAAAGAAAAACGATATAATTCAAAAAGCCTTATCCGAAGGAATTAAGATCAAGGATAATGGTGGATTTATAGCACAGGCAGAAAGGCAATGCGTAAATGCTAGAGTTCAAGGCTCAGCAGCAGATATAACAAAGCTGGCTATGATTGCTATAAATAACGATGAAAGAATGAAAGAACTTGATTTTCATTTACTTATACAAGTTCATGACGAGGTAATTGGAGAATGCCCTATTGAAAATGCGAAAGAGGCAGGAGAAAGACTTTCATATCTTATGAGAACTGCACCAAGTAATTTGATTAAACTTCCGTTCAAGTGTGATGTTGATTTCACGAAAAATTGGTATGGCGAAGAAGCAGAAATAAATTAAGAAAATTTGAAATTTCCTATTGAAATTTTTCATTTTATGTGTTACAATATAGTAGAAGTTAAGAAGTAAACAAAAAACATAAAGGAGGTAATGTAATATGTTTATGGTATCAAGTGTTTCTTATTTCGATTTTATACACAGATACAAAGATGCGCCTAAGGAGGTGAATTATTTAGCTCATTTGCATCGTCATCTACTCAATATTGAAACGACTGTAGAAGTATTTAATACAGACCGAGAAATAGAGTTTTATATGATGAAGGATAAAATCGACGCAGCGCTAAAGAAACATAAATTTGACGAAAATGCTAGTTGTGAAGACGTCTGTTTATTTGTTATGAATGTCATAACTGAATCTTATGGCGTTCATAGATATCGCAAAGTTAAAGTGCAAGAAGATAATAATGGATTTGCAACATTGATAAAGGAGGCTAACGAAGAATGAGAATATGGCTAGGTAAAGAGCAAGAAGGTCAATATAAAGGTGCCCAAACAATGTTCGTAGAAGCATCTATAATAACTAAGCCTGTGCTTGATAAGGTTATCAGTTTATTGAATTGTTGCCGTAAATATAAGGTAACTCAATTATATTTTGGTGCAGGTAAAATAGGCATAACTAAGTTTGATTCGAATACAAAGCCAATATTGTGCGAACTAGGTAAAAAATATTTGCTGTCTATAGAACAGCCTATCGCAATGTTGAATATTATACCTAAATCAATATTCCATAATATAATAGGCACCGTCGATACGGTAGAATTGCCACATACCGTAAAGTTAGATTCGGGTAAGAAAGTGTATTGTCAATTATTAGATACCTTTATTACAACAGATATATCAAGTGTTGCAAACGGTATCTATGAATTTACTGATAAAATACTGTATAAGGAGGATTAACTATGCTATATCATATACCTATAGAACCGTATCAGACCAGATACACAGCCGATTGGATCGACGAATTCGAAAAGGAATTTGTAAAAAATAACATACAGTTCAAAACTATTTTGGGGTGCTCTTTAACAGATAGCATAAGTGAACCTGGAAATGTTTTAGATGCAGTCGGTACAAATATTTATAAAAATAGTCAGATGCAAAAAATATTGGCATTATTCGCCGATAATGCTATAAACGATGGTGATATATTTTTCTTTTGTGATTTGTGGTTCCCTTCGATAGAAATGTTATTTTATATAAGAAATATAACCAAGATAAATTTTAAGATTGCAGGTATTCTACATGCAGGCACATACGACACAAACGATTTCACATTTAGATGTGGCATGAGAAATTGGGGGAAACATTTGGAAGATTGTTGGTTGTCCGAAATAGATTATATATTTGTAGCTACACATTACCATAAAGATCTTATTCAGCAACATTCGAACGAACTGGGCAATATATTTGTCACAGGGATCCCTTTTTATGCCAAAGATTTACAAGCACAATATAGTTGCACGGTAAAAAATAATATAGTTATATTTCCTCATAGAATAGCACCTGAGAAACACCCCGAATTATTTGATAGTTTGGAAAACATAGTTCACAAAAAATATGGCAGGTCGGATATTTCGTTTATTAAGACAATAGACGTAACCCATTCTAGAGAACAATATTTTAAGTTACTTTCACAAAGTAAGGTTATGATTAGTTTTGCCGAACAAGAAACGTTCGGGTTTGCAACATTAGAATCTTTAGCATTAGGTTGTAAGGTATTAGCCCCTAATAGATTAAGCTATATTGAGACATTGCCAGAAGATTGTAGATACGATATGAACTTATCTATAGATGAGCTTGCAAAAAAAGTCATTTTCGCTATAGACAATTATACCGTTCCAGTAGTTGATTTAGAAAAATGGTCTTTTAGTGTTCGCAATATGCTTTATATTTTGAAAGGAGAAGATCATGTTTAATCTATACTTTGCCGGTCAACAAGCTAAAGACGTCGACCGGCACCTAATTAAGAAAAAATGTTGTAGATTATTTTCTCAATCTAACGAGCGTAAAGGAATATTAGAGTATTGTTCTTTATGTAGACAGAACAGACCTAAACTGCTTGTAGATAGCGGGGCATTTTCCGTGGCACATTCTGGTAAATCTGTAGATATCGACCAATATATAGATTTTATAAATGAAAACGATGACGGGGTAACTGCTTGGGTTGAGTTGGATTCAATTCCGTTTCCAGTGCTAAATTCTACGACAGCGAAGAAGTGCTCTGAAGAGTCCTGGCAGTCTTATCTTTATATGTTACCAAAAGTTAAAAGTCCGGAAAAACTTATTCCAATTTATCATTTTGGTGAACCTAAAGAAAATCTAAGAAGAATACTTAATACAAAACACGAAATACTTGACGGGAAACCTGCCCCTTATATAGGGGTAGGTGGTAGGCATGGAGTTAATACTGTTACACAGATGCATTATTTTGATGATATATTTAAGATAATAAAATCAAGTGATAATCCTAATGTGAAGGTTCATGCGTTCGGTATGACTGTATTAACTTTATTAGAGCAGTTTCCTTTTTATAGTGCAGACTCAACAACATGGCTTCAACTAGGTATAAACGGAAATATAATCACAGAACACGGAATATTCGTCGTTAGTGATAGAAATAAAACATCAAATAATATACTAAATCAACATCATAGATGCAGAAAAATAGTTGAAGAAGATATAAGTAAATTTGGTTATACCTTGGAAGAAGTAAGCACTGATTACAAGAAAAGACTTATGTGCAACATAGATTTCTTTCAAAATTGGGCAGATACTTATAAGTATACACCATTAAGCGTTCGTAGAAGACGCTTAATATAATTAAAAGGAGGATTAGAAATATGTATTATGTATCAAAAAGAATGGAAATTGCAGGAGCTCATCATTTAGAGCTTCCGTACGGCAGCAAATGTGAGAACCTACACGGGCATAATTGGATAGTCACTGTCTATTGTAAATCAGACAAGCTCACCGATTATGGAATGATTGTAGATTTCGCAAAGATCAAGAAAGAAATACACAACAAACTAGACCATTCTTGTATAAATGATGTTGTGTATCCGCTTAATCCAACTGCCGAAAACATGGCAAGATGGATATGTAAAAGAGTTTCAGACATTTGTGAAGTTGGAATGTGTTATAAGGTAGAAGTACAAGAAAGTGAAGGAAATACAGCTACCTATGTGGAGGATTAGATATGAAAGTAGTGGAAATTTTCAAAAGTATTGATGGAGAAGGCAAGCGAGCAGGCTTACCTACTACATTTGTAAGATTATTTGGGTGTAATTTGAATTGCTCGTACTGTGACACACGTTATGGATGCGAAGGAGATAATTATGAGGTTATGAGCATTTCTAATATACTAGATAGATTGGAAGGGTATGGAACTAAATCAGTCACAATCACTGGAGGGGAGCCGCTTATACATCCTGGAATAAATCATCTTGTTGATGTGCTACTCCATAGAGGTTATTGGGTTAATATTGAGACAAACGGTTCGCAGTACATCGGTCACCTTCCAGCTAATCCAAATGTTTTCGTGACAATGGATTATAAATGTCCCTCCGGTGGAATGCAGAATAAGATGTGTTTAGCTAATCTTCATACATTATCCACCGAAGATGTCTTGAAATTTGTTGTAGGTTCGCATGAAGACCTTGTGTGTGCTTTAAGTATATTAGAGAAATATAAACCGTCTGCACAGGTTTATTTCAGTCCAGTATTTGGGGAGATTGAACCAGCCGCAATTGTTGATTTTATTTTAGACCATAAATTGGATAATTGTAAGGTACAGTTGCAAATGCACAAGATAATTTGGGAACCAAATAAGAGAGGAGTATAAGATGATAGATAAAAAAAGAATTGAAAAGGCAGTAAAAGAAATCCTAATTGCTTTAGGTGATGACCCTGGAAGACCTGGACTTGTAGATACACCTCATAGAGTAGCTAAGATGTATGAGGAAGTATTTGAGGGAATGAACTACACGAACGATGAGATAGCAGAAAAATTCTGCAAATGTTTTGATACAGATAACAATGATTTGGTTGTTGTGCAGGATATTCCAATATTTAGTTATTGTGAACATCATTTAGCTTTGATGTATAATATGAGTGTGTCTATTGCTTATATTCCAAATGGAAAGGTATTAGGACTTAGCAAGTTTGCTCGTATTGCAGATATGGTTGGAAAGCGCCTACAGCTTCAGGAAAGAATAGGTTCAGATATTGCCGAGATCGTACAGACTGCAACCGGTTCAAATGATGTGTTGGTTGTTGTAGAAGGGGAACACAGTTGTATGACCGCAAGAGGTATTAAGAGTAGGGGAGCTAAGACAAGAACAGCCACTATAAGAGGCGAGTTCAATGATAATGTTGAGTTAAGAAAAGAAGCTTATTCGTTAATGAACTTGAATTAAAGGAGGACAAAAAATGAAAGTAGTAACAAGCAGAATGAAAGAAGCCGTAAACAAAGCAATCAAAGGAGCTGGGTTTAATAATCTTATTCCTATTACCTCAATGATTGGTATTAAGTTATCAGGTGGAAAGTTGAGATTGCTTACAACAGACATGACTAATACATTATGTATTATCATTGATAAGGTGTCCGGCGTGGATATGGATATCACAGTTGATGCTGACAAGTTCGGGAAATTGATTGCAAAAACAACTTCCGAAGACATTGAATTGTTGATTATTGATGATGTCTTATCAATCAAAGCTAACGGAACTTATAAGATACCTTTGATTTCAGATGAGGAAGGACTTATCTCGTTCCCGGATATTAAGCCATTAGATGATAAGAATGTGCAGTGTTCCACCAAACTATCGAGTGTTATGCAGGCTTATAATATCAATAAATCAGCACTTGCAAAAACATTAGAAAATCCTGCCTTGACTGGTTACTATTGCGGGGACACGGTTATTAGTACGGATGCCAATGTAATCACATTCAATGGATTTAAGATGTTTGATAACGAAGAACCTATTCTTATTTCCGCTCAGCAGATGCAGTTGTTGACATTGAATACAAATGAAGATATTGAAGTTTATATTGGGAAAAATGGAATTCAGTTCGTGACAGAAGATGTTGTTGTTGATGGAGCATTGATGGAAGGAATTGAAGATTTCCCTGCAAATGAAGTAAACGCTTACCTCGATGAAGCATTTACATCTTCTTGCAAAGTACCAAAAGATTTACTTCTTTCCGTACTTGATAGACTTGCATTATTCATTGAACCGTATGACAAGAATGGAGCATATTTCACATTCGGTAGAAAGGGTATCAATATTCACAGTAAAAAAGATGCGTCTACAGAGACTATCAACTACGTAGAAAGCAAAGATTTTGAACCATTCGTATGTTGTGTAGATATTCCAATGCTAAAGGAACAGCTGCAGGCTAACCCGGACGATACAGTGAAGATCTGTTACGGAAATGAAAATGCATTGAAAATTGAAAGTGGAAAAGTAACACAGGTCATAGCTTTGTTGGAAGATGAAGATTTAGAGAACATGACAGAATAATTAGGGGGTATGCACCTTATAGAAATATAGGGTGCATATTTTTTATAAAAATTTTCAAAAATCTATTGACAATTACCTTTTTATGTATTACAATATAATTGTAAATAAGAAATACATAGAAAGGGTAGGTAATTGATATGATAAAGATGAAAAACGGAAAGGAATTAACAAAAGAGAATCTGCTGGATCTAATAGAGGAGGAGGAAATCTTCCTTGGGGTAGCAATGAGGAGAAATATTGAAAAAGGAAAACTGGAGTGGGTTATGAAACATTTCAAGCTCCAGTACGTTGAGGAGGATCCGGACAAGGTCGAGTATGAGAAGCTTCGTGATCGTCTTCACAACCTCAGAAGTCGTCATGCTTACTTAGTAGACGATTACGACTTAGGTGGTGGCAGCTCTTTCGGTGATATGGCTATTTCTATCGGGATGAAGAAAGAAGATAGAGACCGTCTTCATAGTAAGATTGACGCTGACCATGAAGAAGCAGTCAAGGTCAGTGAGGAGATCAAAGAAATTGAAAATGCAATTAAAAAGAATGCGTATTTCCGTTTTCTTGGACCTTGCGTAACTGTTTATGATATTTAGAAATAATGGAAAGTACATATTTTTGAAGAAGAATAAAGGAGAAATAAATGAGTAGAAGATTATTAAATTTAATCAATAACAATCAGCCACAACTTCCTGCAAATAAAAAGTTTCTGGCTGATGTAATGAGTTGTATTGAGAGAATGGAACAAGAAGGAAGAAGAAAAGGAAGTAACTATTATAAACCTTCTTCCTTGCATTGTATGAGGAATATGTATTTCACTCGTACAAAAGCCCCACAAGACCCGGAAACAGCTGAATATAATTCAACAGGAATGGCAGATACCGGAACAGCTAGGCATGAGGCATTACAAAATGCTTTGTTAAATATGCAGAAAATGGGATACGATTGGAAGTATCTTGATGTTGCTAAATACGTGAAAGAAAAACAGAAATTCGGTAAATGTAAATCTTTGATCGTGAAAGAAAAGCAAGGAGCAGAAACACATCTTATAGATACTGCATTAAATTTATCTTTCCGGTGTGATGGAATTATAAGAAGAATTTCAACAAACGAAGATTTTCTTTGGGAGTTCAAGAATGTTGTTTCTTTCAAATATAACCAGTTAGATAATCATTGTTTGGAACAGCATCACAATCAAGTAATCTGCTATTGTACTGTACTTGATTTAGACAAGGCATTTGTAATGTATGAAAACAGGGATATTTGCACACTTGAAGTTCCGGAAGTATTTGAAGTAACCCAGGATATGAAAAACTGGTTGTGCAATTATATTTCAGAATGTGAAGGATATGTAGAAAGAATGATTGCACCTCCTAAAACAGAGGATACAAAGAATTGTAAATGGTGCAGATATAAGTCAATATGTAGAAAGGTAGGATAGAATGATTTATATAGGAATTGATCCGGGAAAAAATGGTGGAATAGCTTGCATAAGTGATAGTAAGAATAGAAGTGAAGCATATCCATACTCCGATGATGTTTTAATAAATAATCTTGAATTTATATATGAATTAGATTGGCAAGATGATGTAATATGTTATCTTGAACACGTTCACGCAATGCCTAAGCAGGGCGTGTCAAGCACTTTCAATTTTGGAATGAATTTTGGATTTATTCAAGGCGTATTAAAAGCATATGGCATTCCTTATGAACTTGTCACACCACAGAAGTGGAAGAAAGAATTTTCTTGCACATCTGATAAAAATACATCTATCGAAGTATGCAAGAGATTATTTCCGGGTGTTAATTTAAAAGCAACAGACAGATGCAAGAAAGACCATGATGGAATGGCAGAGGCATTATTGATAGCAGAATATGGAAGGAGACACTATGGAAGGAGTTGATGATTATGAGTAGGCGTTTCGAGATAAAAAAATTGTTGTGAGAATTGCAGGTATGCAACGAATTACACTGGTTATGATGATTTTGTTTGTGGTCATTGCGGTTCTATGTTACGTGCTGAAAGATTTGATTGTGAGTATTTTAAGTTGGATAAATATAAAGGAGGCATTATAATGGCAAGTCGTAGGGATGGAACTGTTTGTAGTTGTTATAAAAATGGACGATGTTTAGGCACGAAAGAAGTTGAGGTGTGCAATTGCAAAGGGAATACCTCAGTATGCGATTTTTATCCACAAAAAAGAAATAATAAAACTGCGGAAGATATAATGCAAAATGTGGATAATATAAGCGATACAATCAAGGAAATATCAGATAAACTTATAACAAAGTATTGCAAAGATTTGGATGATTTAATGTCAGTTATTAAAGAACAGTTGCAAAATAATGGGGGAATAACTGATACAGAGTTAGAATTTCTTATAATGGATTTAGCAAATATTCTTTATTTCACAGGTTCGGCACAGGAAAATTTAGGTATTAAAGAAGATACTTGCAAAGCTATAAGACAGGAAGTATATTCAAAAGCAAGAGAACAAGCAACAGGAAAAACAGTAGCAGATAAAACGGCACAAGCAGAGCTTATAGCACAAACAGAAACAATGACACTTGCTATATATTCAAGAGCTTATAAGAAAGTAAAGTTAAGAATGGATGCAGGATATGAAATGCTTAATAGCTTGAAAAAAGTAATGAATAAACGTATAGCGGAGATGGAGCTATCGAATAGTCGTTATATCAATAAAAGTGAGGTGAATTAGTATGACACAAGAAGATTATCAAAGAGCAGAGACAATCATGCAGGATTTACAGGCTTTACTTAATTGTGGGATTTTTGCTTCACAAGAATTAAAGAAAGAATTTAATGATTGGATAAAGAAAAAGAAAGAATCTTTACAAAATGAATTCGATAATTTATAGGAGGAGGAATAATATGACAGAAAGTAAAAAACTCATAAGGAATGAATCAGAGGCTATTGAATGTTTGAAAAGTAATACTCCGCTAGGTGGTTATTCGATGTTACAAGAATCTGTAGATATGGCAGTACAAGCACTTGAAAAACAAATTTCGAAGAAGCCATATCACATATCACAAGTAGACGATAATGATAATGCAAATGTGGAGTGTCCAATGTGTCATGCTAAAGCAGATTATGCAGTCAATATGATTAAAAAAGGATATTGTTGGAACTGTGGACAGTTGCTGGATTGGAGCGGTTCCTTTGACAATGCAAAGTTATTAAAAAGTGAGGAATAATATGTCAGAGAGTGAGGCGATAAAAATATGTAATACCATTGGTCTTGCAACATCTTTTAGCAACCCACAAGGGCTATCATTAAATACAACTAAAGAGGAGCTTACAGAATCAATGAGAATGGCAGTACAAGCACTAAAAAAGCAGATAGCTAATAAACCGACATATGAAGGCGATGGATACGCAGATGGACATCTTGTATACGACACATGGATCTGTCCCTGCTGTGAAAAGCGTTATGAGGTTGATTATGATAATTATGCCTATGTCCGAATTGCGGACAGAAATTAGATTGGGAGGATGACGATGAGTAATCTTGATTTGATTATAAAAGATTTGAACAAAAAAATGAAAGTAGGAAATATTCAGTTAGGAGTAGACTTTCAAGAAGTACAGAAGATTCCTTTTTCGTCATGTAGATTAAACTATATGACATATGGTGGAATACCGGTTGGAAGAATTGCGGAATTTTATGGAGCAGATGGAAGTGGAAAAACGACTACGGCTATTGATGTAGCAGGAAATGCTCAAAGAATGTTTTCAGATAAAAAGGTGTTATTTGTAGATATTGAACATACCTTCGATTCTTGTTGGGCAACAAAGTTAGGATTGAACTGTGACGATATAATCTATTTTGACCCTGATAGTATGGGGGCAGAAGAAGTATTTAACATGATGATTGAGCTTATAGATAGCGGGGAAATAAGTTTGTGTGTATTAGATAGTATTGGTGCTATGGTATCAATGCAGGCAAATGAAAAACAGATTGGTGAAAGAACCTATGGTGGAGTAAGTATGGCATTAACTGAATTTAGCAAGAAAATAACTCCAGTTCTTGCAAGAACACAAACTGCTTTTATAGGAATAAATCAAGTAAGAGACGATATGAATAGTATGTATGGAGGAACCACTACGACAGGTGGAAAAGCATGGCGGCATAGTTGTAGCACACGTCTTGAATTTAGAAAAGGAAATTATATTGATGATAAGGATAATAAACTTTCGAGAGCTTGTGAGAACCCGGCAGGAAATATAGTCAATGTAGCACTCGTGAAATCTAAAGTATGCAGACCAGATAGAAAAGTAGGATTTTACACATTGAAATATCTTGAAGGTATTGATTATGTGTCAGATGCAGTAGATGTTGCTATCAAGATGGGATTAGTTGCACAGGGCGGGGCATGGTTTTCTTTGGTTGATATTGAAACAGGGGAAATTCTCAATAAATTCCAAGGTAAATCTAAGTTAGTTGAACACCTAAAGGAAAATGATAACTATACAGATTTTTATTCAAAATTGGAGAAATTATTAAATGAAGAGTAATGCATATATAAACGGACAAGATATATTGAATTGGTATAAGACACCATTTGAAATGAAGTTTACTGATAAAGGGTTCCCGATACTGGAACCCTTAAAATCATTATCTATACCAAGACGAGGATTGAGAACATTGCCTTTTAATTATGCATTATCTAATAAGGATAAAGATTATTTCGTACATTTCTATATACAAGATTATTTATTCAACAGAATATGGAACAATCCTCAGAGATATATTGATGTGTTGAAAGACTATAAAGGAATTGTTATGCCCGATTTTAGCCTTTATACAGATATGCCTGAGCCACTTCAAAGATTTAATCATTACCGGAATTTGTGGTTTGCTAGAATGTGTCAAATGCAAGGAATTGCAGTTATTCCATCTCCTAATTGGTCAACAAAATCTAGCTTAGATTGGTGTCTTGACGGAATGCCAAAGAATAGCGTTATAATGCTATCTGCTGTAGGAAGTATTAAGAATCCCGGTGTATTTGACAACTTCATCCACTGCACTAAATATGCAGAGGAAAGATTGAACCCATCACATATACTGGTAAGATGTCCAGAAAAAAGTTATGAAAGAATAAAATCTTTTGTAAATACTACTTGTAGTTTTGTAAATTATACTGTATAATGCTAGTGAAGGGAGTTGATTATTATGGGTGGAAGAAGTTCAGTTAGTGGTAAACAATCTGGAATTATTACAAGTGGTTCCTCTAATTACGGCGCTCCTGGAACTTACGAGGTTCATAGGTCTGGAGATTTATCCGCACCCAATAAAATGATTTTTCTAAGTGCGTCGTTCGGGGAGGCGAGTAATTATGGAAAGGAATCGAATAAAAATATTGACACATATCACATCAAGATAAATAATCCATTGGTTGTAAACGGTTCAACAGATGGAGAAATGCTTAGAAATGCATGGGAAAAGTTACATCCAGGCAAGTCTTATCCTAAAGGTCCTATGACTTCTAAGAAATGGCAGACAAGAGATAAGGAGAACGCTTCAGCTTTATCTAAAAGTTCTTATGACGCTATTATCTATAAAAAACCTAGTGGAAGGCACGAAGTTCAAATAGCCAAAAAAGATGCAAATAGATTAGTTAAGACAAAAACAACAAAGCATTCCGGTAAAAGGTACACATACGATGACCGTTGGGTGTAGTATAATAAATATTAAATCATTCAAATTTTATATAAGTTATCCACAAAAAATTGTGGATAACTTTTTTTATAAAAATTTTCAAAAATCTATTGACAATTACCTTTTTATGTATTACAATATAATTGTAAATAAGAAATACATAGAAAGGGTAGGTAATTGATATGATAAAGATGAAAAGATGGAATGTAAAAGATTTGCAAACGAAGGAATGAAAGCTGCCGGATTAAAAATAAACTTAAAAGACATGATTCTCTTAGAAACGAGTTTTTCTTCTACTGGATCATTACGTTATGTAGGAAATACAGAGATGTATATTGATTACGTAATGTTCGAAGATGCAAAGACAGGAAACCAATATCAAGTATTTTACGGTAAGATTTATTACAACCCGAAAACAAAATCATTATATAAAGTAAATCAATATGCATAAAAAGGAGGATACATATTATGACAAATACAGCTATTATATTAGGTTATATGCAATTAAATAATTTAGACCCAAATAAAATTGTGCTGCATACATATGCACAATGGAAGAAACTAGGGTATCAAGTAAAGAAAGGAGAAAAATCAAACCATAGAATTTCAGTGTGGAAACGGTCTATCAAAAAAGTAGAAAACGAAGAAGGAGAAAAAGAAGAAGTTGATAATGGAAGATATTTTTTGAAAGAGTCAGCATTTTTCACACAGGACCAAGTAGAAGCGGTAGGCGAATGAAAAGTATATTTAATAGGAGGAAATATAAAATGGAACGCATCGGAAGTAACTCTATGAGAAGAGTAACAAAAAAAGAATTGATTGAAGCTATAAACAAAACATTCCCAGATGATGATATTATGAAAGACAACTATGTAATTGCAGTGATTACTGAAGTATCATGTCATTATAATGACCCTGTATTGCGGTCAATACAATTTGGAAAGAATTTAATATTCTAGGAGGAAATATAAAATGGATAGAGAAGAATGTGAGAACAAGATATTAGAAAAATTAAAAGAGATAAAAGATATTGCAAAGCAGTACGATAAAAGTGGTGCAAGTAATTTAAGCATGTTCATTATGGATGATAGTAATGATTATATATCATTCTATAGTTCTAACAAAGAATTTCCAATAGATGTCACTTTTATAGAAGGGAAGGTGTATCATTTTGACAACTAGAGATTATTCAGATATTCAGGAAAAGCACATTGCAAAAGTAACCGGCGGTAAAGTACAGAGCAATTCCGGAGGAACAAAATTTGGCGGCGGTGATGTTCACACTGATAAATTCTTTATAGAAGCAAAAACCCCTACAAAATCACAAACATCATTCACCATTAAAAAAGAATGGATAGATAAAATGCGAGAGCAAGCATATGAACAAGGAAAAGAAGAATATGCATTAGCTTTTAGATTTAACCCGAATATAGATAATGACTTGTATGTATTAAGTGAAAGACAGTTTTTAGAATATTTAAGATATAAGGAGGAAGACAATGATTAAAGAATTTTTTGAAGAACACGATTATTTATGTTTTAAACTTCAACATATTGGTAGATATGGTGGTGGATGGCAAATACGAATATATAATACTACATTAGACTTCGGTTGTACTGAGCCTATTTATAAGCATATTGTATTAGATTCTGAGATCAATGATTCAAATGCAGATTTTGAAACTATGATAATGACTCCGGTCATTAACTGGTGGAAAGATTCTAATCCAAAGTCTATTACTAAATATTAAGGAGGAAAAGAAATGATTAAATTAGAACATGTAGTATTAGCTTCACCAGAGCAGATGGAGTTTGTTATTGAAGGAATGAGAAATCCAAAGAATAGTTGGGAGAAGAGTGACAGCATCGTTGGAACATATTATGGAAAAGATTTTGAGGGCAATGATATTTTAGCAAATGATACTTTTTCGTTAGGATACAACGACCGTGATTTACTGACGCAATTATCCAAAGCAGGTACGGATCATAGAAAGTATATGAGAATGATGCCAGTGTATGCTAGAATTACTGCTCCGTTGTATTGGTGGAAAGAATTCGACCAATACAAGGTCGGTACTGTTTCAAACTCTTGCAGTACCATGCATAAGATTGCTGATAAAGAGTTTACTAAAGAAGATTTCAGCTGTGAACATTTAGATTTATTGAATATAGCACCAAGTTATGATGTGAATTTTAATTATCCCCTTGTTACAGCTATTAAATATTTGAATTCTGCAAGGGAAAAATTCATCAAAACAAAAGACAAGGCTTATTGGTGGCAGATGATACAGTCACTTCCATCATCATATAATCAAACAAGAAATGTTATGTTGAATTATGAAGTATTAGCTAATATGTATCACTCAAGGAAAAATCATAAATTGGATGAATGGAAAGAGTTCTGCAAATGGATTGAAAAGCTTCCACTGAGTGATTTAATCACGCATAATGCGGAAAAAATAATGATGATAAAAGAAAAATAAATGAATCATATAATAGAAAGGATGGAGATATCTAATGGCAAACCAATCATTAGCAGTAAAATATAGACCAACTTATTTTTATTCGTTAACTGAGCAGTCAGCAATAAAAGAAATTTTAGAAAATCAGGTTAAAACAAAGACTTTTCAACATGGTTACTTATTTACCGGTCCAGCTGGAACAGGTAAGACAACATCAGCAAGAATTTTTGCGAATATGATAAATGTTGGAAAAGGAAATCCTATTGAAGTAGACGCCGCAAGTAATAGTGGGGTGGATAATATTAGACAGATTATTGAAGATGCTAAAAGAAAACCACTTGATGCAGAATATAAGATATTCATTGTGGATGAGTGTCATTCATTATCAAATGGAGCCTGGCAGGCATTATTAAAGACACTTGAAGAACCTCCAAAATTTACGATTTTCATTTTTTGCACAACGGATCCACAGAAAATTCCTAATACGATTTTATCAAGAGTTCAAAGATACAATTTTCAAAAGATAAGTAATGAGGGAATTGTGAAAAGATTAAATGGTATAATTGCAGAGGAAAATAGAGAAATGATAGAAGATGCCGGAGGTTCACAGGATGCCATCAATGATATAGAATGGGCTAAAAACGAAGATATTGACTGTATAGATTATGATGAAGATGCTTTGGAATATATAGCAAAAGTTTCATCCGGAGGCATGAGAGATGCTATTACACTTCTTGATAAATGTCTTTCATTATCTCACGATGTTACGTTGGAAAATGTGTTGAAAACAATAGGAAGTGAAGATTATAATACATTCTTTGATTTTTTAGGTAGATTGTGTAACAAAGGAAAAATGAGCATAACAACAATCGAAAATGTTTATAATTGTGGTAAAGATGTAAAACAGTTTATGAAAGACTTTGCCAAATTCATTTTAGAAGTTGAAAAATATCTAATTTATGAATCAACTGATTATATCAATATACCAATTACAAAAGAAAATATTGATAAGCTATCAGAGTTTAGATCTTTGTCCACGGAAGTTTATAATGTAATGGATTTTGTACTTATGCTGAATAGTCAGATTAAGTGGGAAAACGACCCAAAGACATTGATTGAATTATCTATTTTGATTTATTGCGGAAAGGATGATTAGTATGCTTAAAGGAAAAGTTTGCAAAGTGTTGACTGATACTGATGATAACTTTTCAAAAGGCGAGTTAGTAGTGGTTTTGGAAGATCACCCAGTTCCATATTGTTGCCCTTTGGAAAAATATAACCCAAAACTACCTAGGAGTAAGTATAATCGTAGTGTTATTCATCAGTTATATTGCTACGAACTGGAGGTGTTATATGATTGGACAGAAAAATAATATAGATACTCTTATTCAGTGGCGGTGCAATAAGTCAGTACCTAGATTCATTATAATTTCAGGAGATATTGGTAGTGGAAGATTAACCCTTGCAAAAGTCATTATAAAAATGATAAACGCAAAAGGAATAATCATGGGAAACAGTATTGCAGAAGTCCGGGAAACAATAGAAAATGCTTATACTATTACAGAACCTACTTGCTATATTTTTAGAAATGCGGATGATATGAAAAATGAAGCAAAAAACGCACTTCTTAAAGTTGTGGAAGAACCGCCGAATAACGCTTATTTTATAATGACGATCCAGAATGTAGATAATATGTTAGGCACGATTAGAAGTCGAGGAACCATTATTAAAATGGAGCCCTATACTATTCAAGATTTACAAAAAGTAACAATGGACAAAACTCTATTAAAATACTGCACCAATATAGGTCTCCTCAATACACCAAAGGACAAGGTTCTGCAAGCAGAGAAATGTGTGGATGATGTGCTTGAAGCATTCAGTGATAAAAGTGGCACTAAATTGTTGAAAGCAACCACACAGTTAAAGGCTAAAAAGACTGATGAAGATAAAGTAGATTGTTTGATTTTTATGAGGATATTTGAACAGAAATTATATGATTCTTATGGATTCTGTTCTCTTTCCTTATGTATCATAAAAGATATCTGTTCATGCAGACAGGAATTGCAAAGAAGCAGTATCAATAAAAAAGCAAGTATTGAATCAATGTTAATTAAGATTATGGAGGGATTAAAAAATGGAATTTGATGAAATTATGGTAATCTACTAAGGTCTTGTAATAAGAGATTTACGGAGACTGTAAGCTTAAGCGAAAAGCTATTAGATTGTGCTACAAAAATCTATATTGCAGAAATGAAGGAGAAAAATAATGCAGAAATTTCCGAGAAGATGGAATAAACTGGATTGTGTTAATTTTTTACAAAGGAAAATTATATTAAACGCAATAGCATATTATGAGTTAGATTCTCCAAAATTATCTGACAAAGAATATGACGAATTAAGCTACCAGTTAGTTGAGTTACAAAAGAGTATAGATATTCAGAAAACACAATATGGATATGCGATGTACGATTTTGACGGCACAACAGGTTTTGATTTATATGATAGATTAAATGAGCATGATAGGGAATATTTAATGAATATAGCTTGTCATTACTTAAACAAATCAAAAATGGAAAAGCAAAAAATTAAAAAATTAGGAGGTGCTTTATTTTGAAGCCTTATGAAGAAAGAGTGATTCCATCTGGATGGAAAAGAGACGAGTTTATCAAATGGTGCAAAGATTGGGATGTGATGATAGGTAAGCTTAATAATTGTGGCATTGATTTATCTGCTATAAAGCTGATAGATGATGGGGGGGATAAAAATGGAACTGCGTGATTTGATGGAAAAAGTATCATCATTTAATATTCCACATTATTTGATATTTTTTGGTGAGGAACAAAAAATCATTGACGAATATATTCAGCAAATACGAAATTCCATTAAGAATACTTATATTCCCTGTGAGAGTGTTCAGTCTGTGCTGAATATAACAAGAAGAAAAACGCTCGATAAAAGATGTAGAATATTCACAGTGATAGATGATTTTACATTTTCTAAAAATGCAGAGGCATGGGAGATTGTTAAAAAACAATTCAATAATTCAAAAGATTATTTAATCCTAAGATATAATATTCTCAGCAGGAAGGAGTCTTTCTACAAGAAGAATAAACAAAATTGCGTTCAATTTTCGCATTTAAGCGATGAAGTGCTACAACAATACATTCAATGCGATTTACCAGATTTAAGTGACGAAAATATAAGCAAGTTGATTGGCTATTGCAGTAATGATTATGGTAGAATATTGTTTGAAATTGATAAAGTCAAACAGTACATGAAGGTTATTAAATCAAATAATGAAGATAAATGCTTTGAGGAGTTAGATAAACAAGGGTTATTTCATAAAGAAATTGGAGATATCACTTTTGAATTAACTGGTGCGGTTTTAGGTGGATACCCGGAAAAAGCTATACAGAAGCTGGATGAAGCCAAAAGAAAAGGTGAACCTGCAATGATGATAGCTTTTATACTTTATAATGGATTTAGAAATCTACTTGCATATCAAGGACTTGGTAAGAATAAGCAAGGAGCGATGGAAAGAACTGGAATGACAAAAGGAGAGTTATATGGATGCACTAAGAATGTTGGCGGTTACAATATTGAAGAAGTGAAAAGAAATATGTTACTTTGCCAAGAAATAGAATCCGGAATTAAGATGGGAAAGATTGATGAGGATATATCATTGGATTATTTAATTCTGAAATGTCTGTCTTAATTCTTATAGTGGTGAGAATAAACTCACCACTTATTTTTATAAAAATTTTCAAAAAATCACTTGACATTTTTCTTTTTATGTATTACAATATAATTGTAAATAAGAAATACATAACAAACAAGGAGGATACATATTATGACTAAAGTAACAGGATTAAATATAATTGAAGAGATTGTAAATGAGGAAGATTTATTAAGAAAGGTAGAAAAAGATAGTAAAAAAGACAAAATAAATCAGTTAGTAGCACAAGGAGTAGATAGAGAAATAGCAAAAGTGATGGTAAAAGTTTTCAACGAATATGGGATAGCTTAGGGGAAGAATGATATGAAAGAAATATTTAAACAAATACATAGATATAAAGAACAAGATTTTGAAGAGGGTAAACCATTTGAGTTTACCCTTGAGGGAAAAAGAAAAGAAGACAATACTGATTGGTTATGCACATCAGTTAAGAAAATGGAAGTTGGGAAGTCATATAAAATCACTGTTAAAAAATATATGACAGAACCTGCAACATCTAACTTTGATTTTCAGGATAAATTTAATAGTGGTGTTCCAATGCCCTTATGTACTATGCAGGGGGAAGTTATAAAAGAAACTCGTGGAATGTATTATATGGAACTGGAAGAAGATGATATAAGCTGGACTGGTTGGGTTATCAAATCAGCTATAAAAAATTTTGAAAAAGCAAAGGAGAAATAATTATGAAAAAATTAAACGATGAACAAAGAAAGTTAGTTGAGGATAATGAAGGACTTATTTGGTATATTGGTTCAAAATATATCGGTAGGGGGTATAATCCAAATGAAGAGTATGGAGAGTTAGCTTTGGGATTATGTAGAGCGGCACTGTCTTATAATAAAGACAGTGGAGTGAAATTTAATACATATGCTAGTGCCGTTCTTACTAATGTTGTGAAAACATATTTTAGATTAGCCCAATGTGATAAAAGAAAAATATCTTCATATACTATAAGCCTTGACCAGGAGGTGTATGAAAGAGATGGAGATTCATTGTGCCTTGATGATATGCTTGGAACAGAATATTTAGAAGATAGTTTAATATTATTTGATTTAGAAGATATATTAGATGAAAGAGAACTGACTGTTTGTAAGTTGCGCTATCAAGGAATGAATCAAGCTGAGATAGCTAGCATAATAGGAATATCTCAAGCTGGAGTATCCAGACTATTAAGTAGGGCAAAAAAGAAAGTAGAGGAAGCAATATGAGACGTGGAGATGTATATTGGTTAGACCTTGATATGTTATATCCTGATGGAAAACATTATCAACGAGGATTTAGACCTTGTGTCGTTGTTAGTAACGATAAGAATAATCTATATTGTGATGTAGTTCAAGTTGTTCCATTGACAACAAAGAAGGATTATCTTCCAATGCACGGTAGATTATGTTTTCAAATAAATAATAGATTAAACTATTGTCTGCCGGAGCAGATGTTGACAGTCGATAAAAAATATCTAAAAAATTATAGTGGAACGATAAATAAAGATGATGTGAAGATATTAAATGAATGCATCAAATTACAATTATCATTAGGAGGTAAGAAATAACATGAATAAATTAGAACAGGCAACTTGTAAAAGATGTGGACGAAAATTAAGAAACCCGAAAGCAATAGAAATAGGAATGGGGGAGACGTGTTGGAAAAAATGGAATTCTCAAAATAATCATAAAAAATTATGGAAAGTAAATAATAATGAGAAACATAAAAAAGAAAAATTGCTTAATATATCATTAGGAATAATTATTGTTTTAATCATATTAATTGCCGGACAT